AATATGTAGTTATGTGGATATGCAGATATGTGAATATGTAGTTATGTGGATATGCTGATGCCGCCCTGCCCGCCGCCCTGCCCGCCGCCCTGCCCGCCCCGCAGCCAGACAAAAAAAGTAAAAAAAAGTAAAAAAAAGGCAAAAAGTCGTTGACCTACCTCATAGATACGCGTATAAGCTATATATCGAGGGACGGGGTAGGACCCCACCCACTAAGACACTACACCGGAGGTAAGAGAGAGAGAGAGACAAAAAAAGTCGTTGACAGTACATAGCAAGTGGCGCTAGACTGTCGATACAGATAGAGGGGTAGTCCCCTCAAGTGCATAAGCTCACTAGTATACGGCGATCGCCCGTGCCTGGGATAGGCACTGATGTGCGATAAGCTGAGCTGCGGGTGAAAGCGCCCCGCTCCATAGGGATAGAAGGACGTACTGTCCGGTGCAGTATAGGTGGTGTATGGCACACTACTACGTACTGATGGCATGCCGTACGGTATATGAGTATGACTACAGACCTGCATACCCTCTAGGGTATCACGGCCTGCACGCTATCAGAGTACACGGACACCCGATAAGCCCGCAGTTACCTAGGGGTACTGTGCGCAAAATTGCCGTGGCTCCAGTCTCTTGCATATTGATATGCGACCCTAGCCGTCCCTTGCCCTCCGTCCCGCGGAGGAGGCACGGCAGGACTACTCCCATATCCTCTATGCAAGGCGATAGCCTCTACCGGTACGGATGCCCCCATGATATGCAGGGAACTAGTCAGTCGGGAAAATGGTCCAGAGCGTCACACCACAACAAAAATTGAGGCAAGCTAAAATGATAAAGTCTGAAAATCGTAGTGATTTCATGAAGAAATTCCATAACCGCGAGTTCGGCGCGGAGATTTTCGCCGCCACAAGGGTCCAGGCCGGTCTTGCCCGTGTCTTTACCCGTGCGGAGGTCAAGGCCTTCAATCGGATCGTAAACCGCGGCTCGGTCGAAGATATCGAAGACCTGTGCGTAGCTTACCGCCTTATCGGCGGCAAGGTAGCTGCCGAATCCCGTAAGAAACTCACCTTCCTTCTTTTTGGTGAAGTGAAAAACGAAGTCAAAAACGGGAAGATAGTGCATTATATCGAACACCGCACCGACAAAGAGCTTAGGGCGACATTAACTGAGAAGAAAGACCTTATGACAAGGATTAAACTTCTGTCAGAAAATTTCGCTTACGTAGCGAAAAACACCGACAAGATTGAAGCCCTCCTGGAAGCCTATGCAAGGCTCTCAAGTGAAGACCAATCGGTCTTCCTCCGTAAGCTCTCCGAGCTTATGAAGTAAGAATGGGTTGGGGAGAAATCCCCAACCCATTTATTAGTGGTCTAATAATGGATAGGGTATGTACCCTATCCATTTAATTAGCTCTTAATCTAAAGGCATACACGTGTCCACATGTGTGCCAATAACTGGGATGAGTGCGCCGGCAAATTCATCATTTGCCCGACTGCCATAACGGGCGGGACAGTTCCGGTACAGAGATGCACCGGAACTGTCCAAATAAATCGGGTATTTTTCGGGTGGCGGAATTAATTCTGATATTTTTAATTGGCGTATTTTTCCAGCCCGAAAATAAATACGGTATTTTTCTGGGTGGCAAAATTAATTCTGGTATTTTTCACGCCCGAAAAATAAATACTGTATTTATTTTTGCGCTGGACAATGGGTGGACAGCGGGTGGACAGAGCAAGTGGACAGAGTGGACAGAAGTCTGTCCACCTTGGACAAAAAAAGTTCAATGAAATCAAGGGGTTATCGCTTACTCTTTTCGACTCTGTCCGGTATTGCCACTTGGGAAAAATTCAGTGATTTTCTAAGTGGCTGAAATCCTGTACTTTTTTCTCTCTAATTACTATATATTTATTTTATTTGGACAGTAAAAAAAATATATATATAATATAGAGGGGTCAGGAGGAGGGGGAAAATATATAAATATATTATATAAATATATATGTGTGTTTTCCGGAGCTCTGTCCACCCGTCCGCGTAACCCGCTGATTTAATTGGCAATCCACGACAGGGCTGGACAGAGAGCTTGTAACCCCTTGAAATTATTGGACTTCTTCTGTCCACTAAAAAGAAGCAAGAGTTACTCTTAGTATTCTAGAGTAGGGACAGTACTTCTGTCCACTCTGTCCCGTCCACTGTCCACTGTCCCGGGCTGCGTCTGTCCAGTACAGGATGGCCCGTCCAGTGTCCCGTTGTCCCGTACTGGATAGTCCCTCTGTCCACTGTCCACTGTCCACTGTCCACTGTCCACTGTCCACTGTCCACTGTCCACTGCCCCGAGCTGTCCCGTCCAGTGTCCAGTACAGGACAGTCCACACGTATTTCCCTATTTTTCCGCAGGGAAAAATATAGGATTTTTCCCAAACAAAAATACAGGAGGAAAATTATCGAATGCGCCGTAAAACCCCGCCCTTCAGGGCTGGGGATATAAGGCGCGTCCGCCGATTCGGCTCCGGAAGAATATGTACAGGAAGACGATCTGTCCGGCGGCTTGCCATGGTGCATGCCATGGACTTGGGAGTCAGCTCCGCTCACGGCTGAGGGGGCTGACACTCCGGAGTCATTAGCTCACAGGTTTTCGGCGTACTACGCCTATGATATTCAGAACACGTTTCGTGACTGGAAGGAAGTGGACGGAGAGAACCATTAATAAGATTTCCATACCGGACCGAGTGCTGTATGTCAGGGTCTGCGCCCCTGTCCTGCATACAGCGGTATAACCCATAGGCCCGGTGTAAGGGGCGCGCTTCCCAATCAACATGAATCAAGGAGGAAGAATGTATACTGTCATTATCTATGGATGCCCTGATGAGTTCGCCGTGGCGGTGCTCGATAGAGTATACAACCGTCGTGGGCTTATCCGGTTCCTTTCCCGCCATGTCAACAAGCTCGTAAACTACGAATATGTGGCTGTGTCATGTGACTGGGGGCCGGCGAGTCCCGTCAACTTCCGGCTTGTTGGGAAGAAGCACATGAGCGACCGCATCCCAACGTGCCGGGTTTAACTTTAGTAACTACGAATCAACACGAATCGAAAGGCGACAATCATGTTCGTTAATCTCACACCCCATGACATAAACATCATAGATAACATGACCGGCAGAGTAGTCCGTACTATACCGGTATCCGGCATCGTGGCCCGGGTGTATCAGCAGGAGACAGCTGCCGGAGAAGTTGACGGCATCCCGCTGGTCATCCTTAAGGCAGGTCCTGTACAGGACCTGCCTAAGCCTAGGGCTGGCACGTATTACATCGTGTCCCGTGCGGTACAGGAGGCATGCCCCGACCGGCATGACCTGCTGGTGCCGACATGGGTGGTACGCTCGGCGGACAGGCGAACCATTCTTGGGTGCGCGGCGTTCACTGTGAATTAGGAGGTGTAAGATGTGACTAAACAGGATGTTAATTAAACACTGTCCCGAGATTGCGGAGCTGTATATAACGCCCTGCAATCTTGGGTTCTACGAATGCAATGGTGCTGGAGTCGTTGCGCTTGGGGCCCGTGTCGTACAGGATACGGGTCAGGCTGGCGCGCTGATAGTCAGCGGCGCCACTGTAGGTATCACCCCACAGGACTACAGTACAGGAGAGCTTGAGGCGGTAGACTTGGGCTATCCGCCAGAATGGATAAGCATACGGATAGTAAAACGCTGTTTAGACCGTGTATCTATCACGGCCACAGCGTCCTCCACCTCTAAGACGAGGTACACGATATGGGAGTAAGCCAGTACCCAATCCACGAACTCATTCATCGTGGAGAAACGGACGTGGTATTCTACAGGGGTATAGCCAACGCATGGGCGCTGAACTTTTTGTTCAGTGATTACAGGCTGTACCCCAACCCAATGGGGTACGTATATCAGACGTACAGATATTCGTATCCAAGTGAGCGGGTACAGGCGGTTAAGGAGTGGCTTGGCCGCCCGGAAGGGGCGGTTGCGTTTGCCTCTGTACTGGATGACAGTCTGACCCGGAAGAAAGCGGAGATAACCAGTGTCTATTTTAATTGTACAGGCATCGCTTCCGGTCTGGAGATTGCTCTGCTCCAGTACTTCCGGTATTGGGTTCACGTCTCAGCTGTTTCCGCAGACAGGAGGGCTGTTCTGGCTGACCTGCTTGTACGGTTTGATAACAACTACAATACTGACAACGTATCGTCTGCTGTACCGGGACACGTCCGGTACAACTGGTTCATGGCCTTACAGCTTCTGTATGCGGATGAGACAAGGCCGCTGAACCTTAGGGATTTGGAACGGCGGTATGCTCTTCTGCCCCGGAGGTGGAGGGAGCTGGACATTGTACGTGCCAATTATCAAAAGGTCAGTAAGCTGATTGTGTCTGGCTATCAGGCGCTTGGCATGAGCATCGCTGATGTACAGGAGGCTATGCTTATCATGACCCGTACAGATGCGGACAGGGCCCTGCCTTTGTACTCTCTGCTGCGGGCGTTATACAAAACAGACAACCCAATGGCATTTTATGCCATTAAAGCGATGGTGATATGATTACTGACTCTGAACATTTCCCTGTTCACTGGCTCGTGTGCAACAGGGGGAAAACCGGGAGCAGGTACAAGAGGATTGCGTTTGCATGGGCTTTGAACTTTATGTTCAAAGACCGCTGTCTTCTCCCTGCTGCATTCTTTGAACTCATCTTTGATAGGTATCATGCGAAGTATCCGCTTACCGTTCTTAGGAGTATGCTCGACTGGCTTAAGAGCCCGGTCGGGTCTGACAGGTTCAGGCCTGTAACGGCTGGCAGATTAACCCGTGAGATGGCAGACAGGTTCACATCCTATCTCTGTAATGACAAGGGCATTGCGAAGGTACGGGGTATTGCCCTGCTCCAGTATCTGAGGGCCCGTTATCATTCAGCTGTGACCAGCGAGCAGGGGCTTGTCCGTGTCGCTGAGATGATGGTCATGCTCAGTTTGCCAATGAGTATTAATAAGGACGCTATGGAAGATACGTCCCGGTACAACTGGTTCATGGCTATGCATCTGCTGTACGGGTACGGCTATGGACAAATGAGCCTGCGGGACTTGGAGCATCTGTACAGGGTGTTCCCAGAGTATTCCTGTACAGTTCCATTCCGTAATAACCGTGACTCGCTGGCCCGCATTACTACTGTGGGTCGTGAGGGTCTGTCTCTTACGGTGGTGGATCTCCGGGACATTATCAGAAGCATTACATTTGCAAACTGTAATTACGCACTGGCGCTGTACTCGCTTCTGCGCAGCCTGAGAAAATACGGCCATCTCATGGCCGCATACGCAACAAAAATAATAGCATTCTAAATTAAGAGGTAAGTAAAATGACTAATGAAGTTCGCGCCTGTTATTTGGATATGGGTTTTGTGCTGAATGGTCAGCCTAACGGTCAGAAGTTCCCCGGGTATGACAAGCCGGGGGATTATACACCTGAGGTCAGGCAGGATTACGTTCTGCCTGATTGGGCGAAGAAATACTTTGCACAGTGGCTCCGTTTCAGTGCCCGGTTAGGAGCGTTGTACGTTACTGGCCCGTCCGGATGTGGCAAGACGTCCGCCATCAGGCAGGTGGCGGCAAGGGCTAATTGGCCCGTGTATGAGTGTACCGCTCACGGGCGCCTTGAAATGGCTGACCTTATCGGGCATCTGTCCATGGCGAAAGATGGGAGTATGTCTTTCCAGTACGGGCCTCTGTCTCTCGCGATGAGAGACGGCGGGCTGTTCCTGCTCAACGAGATTGATTTGTTAGACCCCTCTATTGCGGTGGGGCTTAACACTATATTAGATGGGTCGCCTCTCATTATCCCTGAGAATGGGGGTGAGATTATCCGTCCGCACAAGCGGTTCCGGTTCATCGCCACGGCTAACAGTAATGGCGGCGGTGATGACTCCGGTATGTATACCGGAGTACTCGTTCAGAACATGGCGTTGATTGACCGGTTCTCGGTCATTAAGGCCGGGTATCTCGATGAGGATACAGAAGTATCTATTGTTTCCCACCATAAGGGCAGTATTCCGGACGATGTTGTCAGGAATATGGTCTCCCTTGCGGCAGCGGTAAGGGCGGCGAATGTCGGTACGGGGGAAGGCGTGCCCGTTGCCAAGACATTCAGCACGAGAACACTCGTGCAATGGGCCGAATGGACAAATGCCGTGTCATCCATGGCTGACCCGAACGGCCCCAGTCCTCTCCGTACCGGGCTGGACATCGCGTTACTGAACTCGTGCTCCGTGTCAGACAGGGTTGCCATACTGGAGATGGCGTCCCGTATATTTGGTGAAGACGTTATGGGCACGGCGGATGGTAAGTCCGGGTCTGGCTCTGATGATGACGTGCTTGAGTAGTGTGGAGGTTTAAAATGATTGTAAATATTAAAGATGTTGTCTCTTCTTCTGTTATTATCATGCCTGAGATTAAGGTCTGGACAGGCATGTCAAAGCTTACTGCGGGCGACTTCCCCCCGGAAGTACAGAAGAATCTGCCGCCAGACTATCTGGCGAAGCTCGGGAGTAAACAGCTCCTGCCTAAGGACTACCTGCGTGAGCCGGGGATTATACGCTCACGTACATGGAACAGCCTTGTGCGTGTCGGGACGCACTTCCTCGGCGGGTTCCTGATTCCTAAGGTTCGTATACAGGAGGTGGAGGATTTCCTGCATGCGGACAAGACTGACTTTGAAGCGGCTGTCAGGGCTATTCTCAGCGGTCTTCCCAAGGCTGTTGAGGAGTGGCTGGCACAGACGCCAGACAAGTGGAAGTTCGCTATCTCTTCCGCCATTCCTACGGCTGGGGACATTGCTTCCCGGTACTCGTATGACTGGTACGAGTACGCGCTTGACCCGGAGGCATGTAACAACGGCAGTGCGCCGCTTGGCAGGGTGCTGTCCAGCGCGTTCACTGATGAGATTGCCGCTCTTGCCAAGCGGCAGTATGAGATTATTGAGCCGAAGTCCAGCGTGTTTGGCTTCAAGCTTAAGGGCATGGAGTCCCTGCGGGAGAAGCTTGAGGGGTACAGGATTACACTTCCCCTTGTGGGGCCTGTCATTGCTGCTCTGGATGACGCTGTGGAGAAGGCGCGTAACAGCAACGAGGGGATTAATGACCTTAAGAGTCTGCTTAAGATTATGTCTGACCCTGCGTCATTGGATACGTTCCTTTCTTCTGGCGGGGTCATGTCTGTCCCTGTACAGGAACCTGTACAGGAACCTGAACCGGAACCTGAACCGGAACCTGAACCGGGACCTGTGAAGGAACCTGAACCGGAACCTGTGGAAGACAGGCGGACTGAGTTTGAGCATCTGCTTGCAGAGCTTCAGGAGAAGCTTGGTAAGAAGGAACCCGAACCCGAACCCGAACCTGAGTCTGTACAGGAACCTGGGCAAAACCAGCCCATTATTTTGGGCTACGATGACGATGAGGAAGAGTTTTAAGGAGGTGTATCATGTCAGAGAATGGCCTTTTTATAACATCAATGTCAAAGCTTGCGTCCATGTTGGGGGCAAGATATGGCGTTAAGGTACAGGTGTCAGGCACAGGTGCCTTTACAGATTACAACGGTAAGAGTCCTATAATTAATCTGCCGCTTGTCACTGCTGAGCGTGGTCAGGAGGTGCTGCTTCGTGGGTATATTGACCATGAGGCTGGGCATGTCCGGTATACGAACAGAAAAATATTTACTAACGTCAGAGTGCAGCAAGCCTATCTTGTGAAGACTCTCTGGAACATCTGCGAGGATGTGTATATAGAACGCCGTATGTCCGCGGCGTTCAGGGGGTGCGGGCAGAACTTACGGCGTATTGCTATCATACTGTTCCGTGGGAAGATAGAGCCCACTACCAGTAATCCTGTGCTTGAACAGGCACTGAGTTATATCCTGTATGGGTGCAGGGGTATTCCCGTACAGGAACTCAGACCGGAGGCGGCGGTTCTGCGGGACGCGTTCCCGTGGCCCAGTATTCTTCCTGAACTTGATAAGCTTATAGCCCGTTCGGCTGTGACGAAAAACTCAGATGAGTGCCTGTCCCTTGCTGAAGAAATGGAGGCTCTTATTCTTTCTGCCTATAAGCAGGAGTATGGCGAGAAGCAGAGTCAGCAGGATAGTCAGGGTCAGGACAGTCAGTCTGGTCAGGGTCAGGACAGTCAGTCTGGTCATAAACCGCTCACTAAGGCAGAGCAGAAGTATGCCGCTTCGTTAAAGAAGAAGCTTGATAAGGCCATCAACAAGATAGCAAAAGAGCAGGTTGGCAGCGATAATATAACCCCCGGAGAAATGTGGGAGATAATGAAGAAGGATATGGCCGCGAGTATTAACGCTGGTCATGGCTATTATAGTTCTGGAGTGGCGGACATACAGCGTAAGCTTGATATTGGTAAGGCTATCGCTAACCAGATTGCTCCAAGTAATGACGTCTATAAATATACGGGATGTCGTAGTATGACTATAAGAAAGGCTGCTGGTTGTAATCCGCTGTCGCAGGATGATATTGTCCTCGGTGACAGAATGGCTGTCCAGCTTGCCAGCCGGATGTCATCCGTTCTTCAGACCCGTTCTCTTGTCAAACGTGGCACTGGGTCAGTAGGAACAAGGATTGATAACCATAGGCTGTATCGTCCCGCTGTCGGTGATGCCCGTATTTTCCGTCATGATATACCGGGACGGACTCCGGATGTGGAAATCATATGTCTTGTGGATACGTCCGGGTCAATGTACGGGGACAGTATCTCTATGGTTAACCAGACCGTGTATGCTATCGTGAAGGCCACACAGAATATCCGTGGCTGTGCTGTGGGTATCATGTCTTTCAACTCGACTATGGAGTCAGTAAAAGATATGCATACTTCGGTGCCTCCGGTACGACTGGCAAGGATGGAGGCGAACGGCGGCACATTCCTCGGTAGCGCGCTGATGCGTGTACTGGACTGCTTCACGGAGAAGGCACGTCGTCATGTTGTTATCATACTGACTGACGGCATTGCTGATGACCTGCCTATTCTGTCTTCTGCTCTGGACAGGGCGGAACAAAATGCCGTTGAGGTGTATGGCCTCGGCATTGGAGACGGCGGTAGTTATATCGGTGGCGTCATGGGCAGGAAGCATTTCAGAGAAGTTCGTCAGACCAGTGCGATTCCGGCGGCTCTGCTTGGTATGCTTGGGGAAGCTCTGCGTATCTAAAGTAAATAAATATCCCGTTAGGTGTTGGCACCTAACGGGATATGAAATAAGTGAAACAAAAGGAGGCAAACGATATGAAAAAGTATCTTATGAACACGGCCACGGGTTCCATCGACACGGAGGAAAACTGGGTCAGAGACTGGCGCAGTATGTCAGAGGAAGAGTGGGGGTCGGATGAGTTTGACCCGTTCGATCTGCTTGTCGAAGTCCGTAAGAATAACAACGGTGAGTGGGAGGAGTGCGATGATGAGAATGATTAAAGAGTTTATTGCAGACCTTAAGATGCCGCTTACCAAACTGGAGATGGCCTGTGAACTCGGGCTTCTGGCTTTTGTTCTGACAATCTGTATCATAGCCATAATGGTACAGGACTCATCTGTTGCGGAAGCGAGAAAGCCCGTTGTCGTGGAGCGCATCCATACTGAGATTAAGGAAGTCCCTGTTTATATCGCTAAGCATGACGGGCTCAAACCTGACAACAAGCTGGCTGATAAGAACGTCAACTTCCTGAACATCAAAGCTCTGCCGGGCGGGCAGAAATGGAAAGGGCAGGTTGGTGTGGACAGAAGAGGGTTTGTCATTTTCTCTTCGCCTGAGTACGGCATACGTGCAGCCGCCCACATACTAACGGCATACTATATCAGGCATGACAAAGACACACTGGCAAAAATAGTAAAAAGATTCTCGACATCAGACCAAAAAGCCTATACTGTCTTCCTGTCGCATCACATGAAACTTGGGGTAAACGAGCCTTTCCATGTACTGGAGAGGCTTCCGGAACTCATGCGCTGTATGGCACGGTATGAATGCGGACGCTGGCTTCCCAAGCGGATGTTCGTAGGGTATGACATTGCGTCAGCAAGTTACCAGCTGGGAAAGGAGAAGAAAAGTGCAGATTGATGTTATCGATTATGGTCAGTATTGGATGCGTTACGCACAATACGGACTGGGTTTGTCATATGGGCTGACGTCCGGGGAAAATATAGACGATATTCCCGGGGAATTGGATAAAAGACTAGCGAGTGTGATGGACAGGCTCGCGGGTATTGGCAATGGTGAGGACAAGTTCCTCCGTCAGATTCCCGTGTGCTATAACATACAGGCTCCCCTGTACTGGTGGTCCGAGATGGATACTTATAAGGTTGGTACTACGGCTCAGAGTGAGAGTACCATGCACAGCCTTGGCTCTGTACCCAAGATTACTCAGGATATGTTTGAGCGTAATATTCCGGATGGAATCCTTAATGAGTTAAATATTGTACTCAACAGATACAGGGTTTCTCATAGTGATGTGGATTTCATGATGCTTAAAAATATTCTTCCATCAGGCTGGCTCCAGCGGCGGATGTGGACGGCAAACTACGCTGTTCTGAAGAACATCTACAGGCAGAGGAAACATCACCGTCTGCCTGAATGGTGGCAGTTCTGTGAGACGGTACGCAAAAGTACGCCGAGTTGTCTTCAGGCTATTTTTAAGGAGGTGTAATTATGGCAACATTTCAGGAACAGATGATGACTGTGGTTCTTCCCCGCATCATTTCAGGAATGAACGCGCTCAAGAAAAGCGATGCTGATATTCTTCAGCAGATACAGGATATGGTGGCCGAACTTGATGACCATGTGGAACGCCTGAACATGCTTGAGTCAACGCTTGTGCATATGCAGGAGAAGCGGAGACGCGGACGTCCCCGTAAGGAAGAAGCCCCGGATAGTAATGACTAGATTATAATATAAGCCGGTTAAGCATCGCTGCTTAACCGGCTTGGAGGAGACGCCGTGAGAATTGTTGTACTGGACTTTGAGACGTACTGGGACAGTAAAAATTATACACTGTCAAAAATCGGCCCCATATCCTATATCAGGGACAGCAGGTTTTCCGCTCAGCTTATGAGCTATATTGTCACGGATGCCAGTACGATGACATACGATAAGGTACGGGTAGCGGAACATGATAATATTCCCGCCGTGCTTGCTGCTCTTAAGCTCGATGCCCCGGACGTGGTGACTGTTGCCCACAATGGGAATGGGTTTGACTTCCTTATTCTTTCTGAGATTTACCATGTGGTTCCGGGGATTGCCATAGATACCATGTGCATGGAACGGTGGACAGGGGTATCACGAATCCAGAATGAGTCACTGAAATCCATGGCGAAATTTTTCCAGTGCGGTGAGAAGGTGGAAGGTACGGTGATTTCAGATGGCCGGAAGTGGCCGGACGATTTCACGCCTGACGAACGTACAGCATTCATCCAGTACTGCCGCAATGATACGGAGCAATGTTTCCTGAGCTTTAAAGCCATGCTTCCTTTCGTGACTGCTGATGCTCTGCTCTTCAGTTCCATAACTGCCAAGATGGCATGCAATCCTGTACTCAGGCTTGATGATGATATGCTTACTGCGTACCTGAACGAGCTTTCAGATAAGGTCACTAAGGCGCGTAATGATATTAACAGGATGTTCATGTTCAAATCGGATGAGGACTTCCTGAAGGCGATTCGTTCTTCTGCCTCTTTTGTTAAGATGCTTGAGCTTCTCGGGCGTAAGCCGCCTATGAAATACAGCGTGGCGAAGTCAGAGACGAAACGGAAAAAGCTGGAAGCCGAGGGGAAGACTAATCTTAGCGAAGATGATTACGCGGTTTATACTCCAGCTCTGGCTAAGTCTGATTTGGATTTCGTGGCCATGGCTTCTGACGCTGATGAGTGCGTGGCTCTTCTTGTCCGGACAAGACTGGAGAACAACTCCAGTATCCAGAGGTCAAGGGCTGAGACGTTCCATGCGCTGGCCAAGAGCGGACGGCCTATGCCTGTTATGCTCAATGCGTTCAAGGCTCACACGTCACGGTATACGGCTGGCAACTCCGAGGGGAGCAGTGACAAGCTCAATCTTCAGAACCTGAGCAAGCGTGACCCGAGTCAGCTTACTTTGAGGAAAGCAGTACAGGCACCGGAAGGGATGTCCCTTGTGGCCTGTGACTCAAGTCAGATTGAAGCGCGCATTCTTGCTTATGTCGCTAACGAGACTGAGCTGGTTGACGCGTTCAGGAGAGGGGCTGACCCTTACGCTGACCTTGCTGAAAAGATTTTCCAGATTCCGAGTGAGAAGATTCATAAGGGCGCAAAGTCCGGAGACAAGAAACTGAAAGCGTACAGGAACGTTGGCAAAACCGGTATTCTTTCTTGCCTTGCAGGTGATACAGAGGTATTAACAAATAAGGGGTGGAAGCCTATAGTTATGGTGTCGAAAGACGATAAATTATGGGATGGTGTGCAATGGGTAACTCATCAAGGACTTATATGCAATGGCGAGAAGAACACGATAGATGTGGATGGAGTAAGGATGACCCCAGACCATATGATCTTAAGCGGTTCTTCATGGAAGCAGGCAAGCGGGTGCGTTCAGACACGCTCATACTTGAGCCGGGCGCTCTGTACAGGGGCCGCATCATTAAAGATATGGCGTTCGACGCTAGGGGACGGGGGCAATACTTATGTGAATGCTCCAAGTGTGGAGCATTGCGATGGATTAGCCTCTACTCTTTACGGAGAATCCCGACTGATGCCTGCCAGCATTGCTCCGTTAGAGACCCTAGTCACCTCAAGTCTTTCAAGCCACGTTACGCAGATTATGAGCCGGGTACAAAGATTGGTGAGCTCACTGTTATTTGTTCCGCAAGGTTACGAGTACATGGTACGAAACGTATCGAAAGAATGGTTCTGGTGCAGTGTTCCTGTGGGGCAGAGCCATACTGGGTCTTGTTCAGCAACCTACATAATGGGCGGACTACACGGTGTAATGCCTGCGCTAAGAAGAAGTCATCACAAAGCTATGTTAAGTTATATTCCTCTTACGCGGACGTTTGCCCGGAACCTGCGCACAGGAGACGCTTGCTCAATAGAATTGCCGCTGTTGAACAGCGTTGCAACAACCCCCACTGTAGAAGCTATAAGGACTATGGGGGGCGTGGAATACAATGTAAGTTCGCTAACCGTAGAGCGTTTCTTACCTACCTTGTATCACTTGATGGCTGGGATAATCCGGACCTCGACCTTGACCGTATCGACAATAATGGCAACTACGAAGTGGGTAATCTCCGGTTTGTTACAAGGTCTCGGAATAACTACAACAGGCGGCGTGTCAGTGAACTGCAAGCCGAGGTTGAAAAACTCAGAGCTTGTATACGATCTCTTGAATGCAGGGCCGAATCATAGGTTTACCATACGAACTAAACATGGCGCGCTTGTAGTCCATAATTGCGGCTATGGTGTTAGCTGGAGGAAGTATGCGGATACTTTGCTCCGTCAGGGCGTACGCCTGAGCAGTGACATTGACCAGCATTATGAGATGGCCCACCATGCCCACAATGTTTACCGTGCCAGTAATCCGAACATCGTGGCTTTCTGGGATACGTGTCAGACGGTCATTAAAGCGATGTACCTTGGGTACTCCGGAGAGTTCGGCGGCCCCAATGATAATCTCTTCAGCTACGGCGTAGCCTCTATATGTGGGAGGGACGATGTACCTACTATCATTGGACCGAATAAGTATACTCTGAGGTATTTCAAACTTTCCTGTGAGGTGTCTGAGAAGAACAACAGGGAGGAGTATTATTATACCAGAGTGAAGGGGAAGTCGGAGCTGAAGACAAAGATATACGGCGGGGCGCTTGCGGAAAATCTGTGTCAGTATCTTGCTTTTGCCTTGCTGCAATGGCAGGCTTGTCGTATGACAGAACAGGGGATACGGCTTATCGCTAATATCCACGACTCATTCCTTGCCATTTGTCCGGAAGACGAAGCAGAGCATACGAAGTCCGTAATGGAGTCCTGTATGTCCAGTGTACCGGATTGGCTGGGGGATTTCCCTGTCGCATGTGAAGCTGAGATAGGTAAGGATTACTGCATAGCTTAGGAGGCAAGATGTTTGTTTTTTCCCCAAGTAACATGATCTCGTTCCGTACCTGCCCCCGCAGATTTCAGGCACAGTCCATCACGAAAGAAATCAAGTGGAAGGCAAGTACACAGAAGTCCCGCGGTACAATGGTTCACGGAGATATTGAAAAGGCTTTCCGTAAAGGTCCTCAGGCTGTGACGCACTGGGATGACAAACTTGATACCGCCTATGTATCTGGTCTTATTGATACAGTAAGAGGCATAAAGGGCGAGCTCTTCATAGAGAAAGAGCTTGTCGTTACGGACAAGTTCAAGCCGTCCACTGACTGGTGGGATGCCCATGCTCTTCTCAGGGCAAAGGCAGACGCGCTTATCATTCCTGATGAGGGAAACCCGTGGCTTATTGACATTAAGACGGGGAAGAAATGGGATACGGAAGACTTCCAGCTTCGTGTTGAAGCCCTGCTTGTGCATCTCATTTACGGGAAGAATGTCATCAGGTACTCATATGAGTATGTTGATATTGGGGAGCGTGTCGAGGGTGTCGTTGACATGTCCCGTGGACTTCTTCCTGTACAGGATGTGGTTGATACCATGCGTGATATGAAGACGGCTATCCATGACAACTGTTTCTTCCCTATCCGGAACAAGTTCTGCCGCTTCTGTGATTTCAATGGCAAGACGGAGTGCGGACTGTAGGAGGAAAGCTCATGGCGCTAACGCCGGAAGGAAAGGTAAAGGCTAGGGTCAGAAAGATTTTACATGAGTCGGGAACATGGTGGTATATGCCTATAGGAACAGGTATTGGTTCGCGCAATGGCGTTCCTGATTTTCTCTGCTGCTACCGTGGAGTTCTTATCGGTATCGAGACGAAGGCCGGACGGAACAAAGCTACCGCGTTGCAAATGGCTGAGCTTAGAAGCATCTACAAGGCGGGAGGCTGTGCATTGATAGTGAATGAAACCAACATCGAAGATGTTGTTAAGGCATTGAAGGCCGTAGATGCCAAAGAAAGGTACACGAATATCCCTACGCTGAAAGAGGTGGAGCATGGAGACGTCTGATGTAACAGTTCTTAGTGATGATAACTGGATATATCTAGGAGTCAGTGACCCGAAAATAATAAAGACCGGCAAGTCAGTACCGGGTATCATTTATAAAGATTATACTGACAAGACGCTTTTCGCTGTCCCCCATACCGGTGACGGCTGTATGATAGCCGCTAATCTCGGTGCTGATGTTACTGACATTACGCCTTTCATGTCTGACAGACACCCACTAATCGAGGGCCGGTACAACCCAATGAAGCATCAGCTGAAGACTGCTTCGTTCATTACTCTTCACCCGAGGTGCTACGTTCTGTCTGACCCCCGTACAGGGAAGACCGGAAGTCTGATTCTGGCTATGGATTACCTTCAGAGGCACGCTGAGGTAACAGGCGGGTTTCTCATTGTCACTACTGTAACAACAATAGACAGTGTGTGGATAGACAGTATTGAGCAGACTCTTCCGGGCGCACGGATTGTCAGAGTGCATGGCAAGGGGAGAGAACATGCTTTGGAAACTCCGGCTGATTTCTATATCACCAACTATGACAGTATCAGGATTTCAGGGAAGGCATTTACAAAGGCAGTACTGGAGAAGCGTATCGGCGGTATTGTCATTGACGAGCTGACCCATGTAGGCAATTCATCAAGTCAGCGTTTCAAAGCTCTGGACAACATTGTTAACAAGCTGAATCTCCGGTATGCGGTAGGAGTTACAGGTTCCCCCGCTGACAATCCCGAGGCTGTATACGGTATGGCACGAATGATTAACCGGAGTAAGCTGCCATGTCGTACTAAAACGGGCTGGCTTGACCTTGTGACATATCAGTATGGGCCTGAACCTTTCATGCGGAAGCCGTCTCCCAATGCCGCGTCCCGTATATATGAGACACTGCAACCAGCGATACGGTTCGCGAAGTCCAGCGTTATTGACCTTCCGCCTGTTGTCACTCAGACCCGCCGATGCTCCATGAGCGCCGAGCAGAAGAAAGTCCATGATGACCTGAAGGCTGAGGCTGTGGCTATACTGGACAGCGGCGCTACAATTACAGCGGCGAACGGCGGCGTGCTTTTCCAGAAGATGATGCAGATGGCGCAGGGATTTGTGACGATAGATGGCATGTCTGTACCGCTTCAGCACAAACAACGTACTGACACAATAATCGACTGTATCAATGAGACAAGCCATAAGGTTGTTATCTTTGGGGTCTTTGTATTTTCAAACCACCTGTTAGCGGAAGAGCTGAGGAACGCCGGGTTCTCCGTGGGTATCATAGATGGCGGTGTGTCGGCGAAGAGCAGGGCCGAGCTTCTGCACAACTTCCAGTACGCACCTGACCCTCGGGTACTGATATGTCATCCTACGACAACGGCTTTCGGCGTGGAACTTTCCGCCGCTGACACTATGATTTTCAACGGGCCGCCGATGCTGGGCGGGTTCATCTATGCACAGGCGCTTGAACGCCTGAGCTCTGCCAAACAGAAGGCGCCGAAGATTTCAGTCATCCGGATTTTATCCTCTCCGGAGGAAGAAAAATCTTTCAAAAGTCTTGACGAAGGTAAAGAACTAGGGCAAACAGTATCTACACTATTTGAGGAGTTGAAGAATGAGCACAACAGCTAAAGACTCAGGAAAAGAGTTGAAGGAATTTCTTGAGAAAAACCTACCGCCTCTTTTCCCCCGTGCCAGTATCAAGGAGCTGACTAATGGGATTATCAGCTACAGGACTATGACTAATCTTGACTTCAAGAAAATGGGCCCCCCTATAGTAAAGGTAGGAAGGAAGGTCTGCTACAAGAAGGAGGACTTTATCGCTTGGGCTGTGGAGTATTTCTGTTTAAACTTTAAGTAACTGAATTTCTGTGGAGGGTTATACTATGTCAGGTTTGAATGAACTTGCCGCGCGTCTCGTACAGGTAAGAGCCAGAAGGCTTGAGCTTGAAAATCAGGCAGATGAAATCAGGAATGGGGAAGAGAAGGAACTGACGGACCAGATTATGGCGCTTATGAGTGCTGATGGTCTGAAGTCCTGTAACATCCCCGGAGTAGCACGGTTGACTACACGGACTACTCACCACTATGAAATAACAGATATTGAGGCATTATCCATGACCATGTTCAAGCAGATGATTCTGGCGCTGAAGTCAGGCCGGAATATTTCTGATGGACTGATGTTTCAGCGCCGTCCGAGCAAGGAGAATATTGAGGCGTACATGCACGATGCGCTGAACATTTCTCCCGAGGATGAGGGGTACAATACCGCATGCGCCGGGGCTGGTATCGCTTATGTGGATAAGGATGTTCTCTCTGTAACCAAGGCTTAGTTAAGGAGTTTATAATGGCTAATCTTCCCGTTTCCATGGATTCCATGTTTGTCAGTTCTTCCAGTCTTTCTCAGCTCCCTGAAGAGATTACCAAGACATTTGCGGCATCATATGAAGATGCTTTCGCCGGTATGGGCGGTGCCGGACAGCGTAGGATTAGGATTCGCAAGACGGATTTTGAACTGCTTGACGGCGGTTCTTCGACTGCTATTCCGGCAAATGAACTTGCTGGTGTCTTTGTCGGCGCGGCAAAGAGCAACTATGCTGTCTGGTATGAGCGTGATTATGCCCCCGGTCAGGAACCTGAAGCGCCTGACCTTATCTGGGAAATTGACTCTGCCTGTACTGTTTTCCCCGATGCCCTGCCTGAAGAATACAGGCATAAGGTCACGCGTGGCGGCAAGCTCCGCTGGGGTTTCCAGATTCGCAAAAGGCTTGCGTTCGTGCTTCTCCGCAATTTCAACGGAACGAATGTTCTGGACTGTGACCATCCCTATATTCTGGATGTGACGGCCATGTCCCTGTACGGGAACGGGCTCCCTCAGCAGAACATGTTCAAGTGGTCTGGGCTTCGTGACCTGTGTCAGCAGTACTCGGTCGGTAATATTCAGGTCACGCCTAGCATGTTCCTGACGCAGATTGTCCTTGACCCGACTGTCTCTGTGTCGGGTGTGGTAATGTTCCGTCCCTACTTCGACAGGAACAACCATCTGGCATTCCTTAATCCTGATATTATGTCGCAGGTCTATGAGACGGCCTGTTCCGAAGGAACCCGTGAGCTTCTGACTATCAGGGAGAAGCTCACTTACGGTGATGATAATGAGAATGCCGTTCCGGTACAGGAACACAAGCCTGTGCCCAAACCCGCCGCTCCGGTGCAGGAACGCAAGCCTGCCGCTCCGGTGCAGGAACCCAAACCCGCTCCTGTACAGAAGGAAGTGAAGGCTGATGTTCCCCATGCCGAGCCTGTCAAGGACGCGGCCATGCGTAGTCTGCTGGATCAGGCCGAGGCGGCTATGAGTCAGGGCAAGACTGCGACTGTCTCCCGCAATACGGCAAAGGCTGCTCCGGCTCCTGACGAAGGGCCTGTTGCGAACAATGTGCAGGCGCTCCTTGACGAGCTGAGCTTCTAACTGATATATGCCGGCCAGTCCGATTGCTCCGGACTGGCCGGAAAATTACACAACCCTCTTGTCTTTCCCATGCAAACCTGATAGGTTTCTTACACACAAGGGTTTGCCTGCTAAGAGTCCCGCCCCGAGATGAGCATAGTCATGGGTGCACCTCTTCCCGGACTAATGCGCTGGAGACTTCTCGGGTCGGGACTCTCATCAGGCAGGCCAGTATCTCCAACTGGCAAAAGGGGTGTTTATGAACAGTACAGAATTTCTCTCGGCGATACTTCCCCCAATAAAGAGCGGGATATTCGGGCCGGAACAGACGTATTATATTCTGGGGCTCAGAGGGGACAACGAGCGTGTATCGCTCAGGGCTGATAGCGTTGGTGCTATAGTCAAACAAAGCAGTGAGCTGTGTGCCGATGGCTATGATACTTATATGGCCATGGCATCCTTTGATATTTATGTACCGGGGCGGAAGGCTAACAATGCCCGCAGTGCAAGGTGTCTTTGGGCTGACCTTGATATAGCCAAAGCTGGCTGCCGGTATCAGACCAGAGAGGAAGCCCTTCAGACACTGGTGCAGTTCAGTAAAGATACAGGTCTTAAGCCTAGTATCATAGTGTCCTCTGGAAAGGGCCTGCATGTTTACTGGGTGCTTAACAAGGATGTGAACTCAGCGGAGTGGAAACAGCTTGCGGGTAATTTCCTCCAGCTTTGCACCGAGCACAATCTGGATGTAGACAGGTCAAGGGCTAGGGATATTTCGAGCGTTCTCCGTATCCCCGGAACGATACATCAGAAGTCCGGAACCACGGTATCTGTACTTCTGAATACCGGCAAAACATATGACCCTGAAGCATTTGGGAATATCGCCGTTCCTGTTTCAGCTCCGGCTCCGGTACGGAAGAAAGCTCCTGTACCGGATGACCCTTTCGGTATGGGGCCTGAAGAGCCCGTGTATGACGGCGTAGAGATTGCGCGCAACTGCAATCAGATAATGACAATGGGGAGCCAGTCATATCCAAACTGGTTCGCCGCTATGTCTGTTCTTCGCCGTTGTAAGAACGGTCTTGCCGTGGCTAAGGTTCTGTCCAGTGCATGCCCCGAGAAGTACAACGAGGCAGATACCGAGAAGCGCTTTTACGAGGCTTATCCTGACAGACCGGCCCGCTGTGATGTATTCAGAGTGAACAATCCTGATGGGTGCAAAGGGTGCAAGTATGCCGCTGTTCTAAATTCTCCGGCGTCTTTACACCGTATCCTGCATTCAAGGCAGGCGGAAATATCAAAGCCTGTTGTCCCCCCGCAGAATGACAGTCATATCACTATTCCGGACTGGGATAAGGACTGTGGTTATACGGCGCTTAATGACGCTGATGACCACTCCCACTTCTCTGTACTGGATGACGGGATTCACTGGTATCCGTTTGACCCGAAAGAGAAGGTCATTGAAGATGTGCGGATATTCCAGAGCCGCCTCTATTACATACGAAGCGAAGTCTATATAGATGACGCCGAGCGTCCGCATCGTATGCACGTCTTCAGGGTGGAACGCCCTTCCGGATGGTGTGAGACTGTCCATTTCGATTGCGACAAGGACAGCGGACAGAATGTTAATAAGTGGTTTCTCAACGCCGGTATAGCTCCGCTCACTCCGCGTTGTGACACACGGGTTATGAATATGCTGATAAATGCCTATCTATCCAAAGTGGAAACTGACCCGAAGGAACGTATATCATATGACCATCTGGGATGGCAGGATATTACTGACCCTGTATCCAAAGAGAAGCATAAAGGGTTTGTAACCGGAGCCGGCGCCGTGATGTCTACGGGGCTTCACCCTGTGGCTTTTGGCGGTATTGCGCGTACCTCTATCCCGCAGATGTGCGGCCATGCCGGTACTGTGGAGAAGTGGTCTTTTGTCCCGAAGATGTATAGGGCACTGGACCAGAAACTAGGTCAGTTAGCCATGTGTTTTTCTTTCGCCGCTCCTCTCATGGAGATAGGCGGCGGTGATGCCAATAACTGCATGCTGTCCATATGGTCAAGCGAAACAGGCTGTGGTAAGTCTCAGCTTCTGAAGTCATGCGCTTCTGTATGGGGTAATCCGAAAGAGATGTTCTTCTCTAAGGATGAGTCCATTACCGCGCGATGCCGGCGCATGTCCGTGCTGAACAACCTGCCTGCCTGTATGGATGAGGTTACTGACCTTACTGACGAAGACCTCTCCAATCTGGCCTTTGTTATTTCTTCCGGTAAGGAGAAGAACAAGCTCCGTGCATCGGGCGCTGAGTTTATCCGTACAGGGCGGTGGGCTACATGCACGTTCCTGACTGCTAATAAATCAGTAAAGGAATGCCTTGCCCGTTACCATACTGATACAAGCGCCACGCTTCAGCGTATCATGGAGTACCGGTGCAACTTCTCCAGATATGACAACCCCAAAATTCGTGAGTTCATCCAGAAATGCGCCAAGCTGTACGATGAGAACTACGGTATCGCCGGGCCGGAATTTCTAATCAAGCTCTTCCAGTATCCTGAACGGCTGGTATCCCTGCGTAATTATGTTGAAGACTGGGGACGCCGCAACGGCTTTTATCAGGAGGAACGTTTCATGTCGAACGCTCTTGCCATAGCCCTGAAAGCCGGACGCTGGGCCGTAGAGTTCGGCCTTCTTGACTACGATATGGACGCTCTTGAGAAGTGGGTTCTCAGAGATTTTGTCCCGTACAACCGCAAGGCTACATGCAAAGCTGAAACGAAGTGGGCTGTTGCTTTCGGCGATGTGATACAGGATATGAGCCGCAGTACTCTGGTTGTCTCCGGTGCTAACAGGCTTCCTAATGAGCCAGACCCCGGCAATCTTGTCATGCCTGATAAGTATGTGAAGTACAGGCCTAGTAACGGGGTTATCCTGTCACGCTATGAAATCCGTAACAGAGTGCTGTACATATCCAGCAAGGCTGTAAAAGAATGGTGCCAGAAGAATAACGCATCTCCCGGCACCGTGCTTGAAGCTCTGCGCGTTGACGGCTTCCACATAAAGGAAGAACGGATTAATCTCGGCAAGGGTGTATCTACCATCCCGTCAGCCCGCATCAGAGTGTGGCGTCTTGACAAGGATGACCTTGACCGGCTGGATTATATCACGCCTTCAGGGAAGTCATAATCTCCGCGGCTGAAATTATCCTCTGATTGGATGACCCACGCCACTCAAGGTCAAGGCTCTTCCTCTCCTGAATGAACGGCCCGTCTATCAGTGTATCTATACTGGTAAGCAGACCCCTTATATCTGTACGGGTACGGGCTTTCTGTACAAGCTCTTCCAGTGTGTAGCCCGTATAGCATATAATCGGCAGATGCAGTTTGCGATGGATGGCACGGGCCAGAAGAGTGAGAGGGAGCGCCTTATCGAACGGTTCGCCGCCTGAGAAAGTGACCCCGCTTATAAGGTAGGCGTGCGCTATTCTCTCGTACAGCTCTTTCAACGGCATATCAAACCCGCCTGCGTAATCGTGGGTTTTGGGGTTGTGACAGCCGGGGCAGTTGTGCCGGCACCCCTGAACGAATACGACATAGCGGATACCGGGGCCGTCAGTTATGCTGTCGGGGATGAGACCAGCAAGTCTTATGTTCATATCAGTCTCCTAAAAATCCCCCGTACTGGAGGAGCCGGAACCAGTACGGGGGACTATTATAAAGCCGCAGGGCGGGGCGGCTTACCCGATGCTGAAAGTGATTGTCTTAACCGCGGTCTTTGTCCCGTTCAGATTGGTCAGGGCAATACTGAACGTGACATCTCCAGAGGACGCTGGAGTACCGCTAAGTACAAGACTGCTTCCAGTTCGGGTAACAGTGAGCCAGTCTGGCGCGCCTGATACAGTGACCTGTACAGGGTCCGTGCCTGTGAAATCTATGGTACCACGATAAGCGGTACCTGTAGAGCCAGACGGCGTATAAACGGACAGAAATTCAGCGGGAGTCTTGGGGCAGTCGCCGCTTTCGCAACAGTCATAGTTGCATATCAGGTCTTTAATCACCGCTATGACTGTAGGTGAGACAGAGGAAACACACGTACCGATAGGATGTTTTACTGCTTCAGTACCGGACAGGCCCCTGTCAACTATAAGGATGCCCTGTTCCAGATGAGCCCGTACTGTCTCTATATTCGCGTCATCCCGCAATGTCAGATAAATGTATGAGCCGCTGTCTTTCAGTATAGAGGCAAGGTCAGACGTGGCTTCTTTTGTGAGCGTGATATATTTCCCACTTTCCTCAAGCGGGGCGGTGAGAAATGCTGTGAAAAATTCTGACGTCATACTCATTATTTATTCTCCAACGCAGTGACACGGGCTTCAAGTTCCTGTATCTGTGCTTCCAGTGCAGATGTGTCAGCGTCTTTTCCCGGAAGTCCCTGCGGTCCTGCCGGGCCCTGCTTTCCTCTTTCCCCGGGGATTCCCTGCGGGCCCATAAGTCCTGTCTTTCCTATCGGCCCTCGCGGTCCCTGCGGGCCTGTATCCCCTTTATCTCCTTTCGGGCCTCTGGCTCCCTCAGGGCCCCTGTCTCCCTTCTCTCCCTTCTCTCCCTGCGGGCCTCTGGCTCCCTCAGGGCCACGCTCTCCACGTTCCCCGCGCACTCCCTGTACACCCTGTTCTCCCGTATCGCCTTTGTCTCCTTTGGCACCCTCTTTGCCTGTATCTCCCTTATCTCCTTTCTCGCCTTTGATGGCGTCACTCCATTTGAGCTGGAAGATACTGTCAGGGTCGTAGGTCAAAACCTGACCGGGCTCGGCTCCAGTGGGGATGACAAACGGGGTGGAGCATCCTTCGGTACAGATGCCGCATCCTTCTATATCTTTACTATGGATGGCCATTATTGAATCTCCATGGTGCAGTTGTTAAGCATCAGCGTGACAGCGGTCTGGTCAATGAAATGGTCAGAGCACTCAGGGCCGAGGTCTATATCAAATACCGCCAGAGTACAGCAGGCAGGCTCCGGTTTTCTGGGCTTTGGTCTGGGCTCTGGTGTATCGGAACAGCTTATTTCCCCGAACGCAAATTCAGGGGGCAGTATGGCTTTCTCCGGTTCTGGGGATTTACCGAGTGAGTACAATGGAACCATATTAAGAGGTTTCATTTTAGGTACGAGCCGGATAATCCCGGTATATCTGCCGGGGGGTATAGTACTGAGTTTGTCACCGATGCGGAATATCACGCGTCCTTCGTTGTCGGTATTGAACGCAGGGAAACACATTACAGGAACGTCCGCCGGTCTGGTGTTGGCTACGTCTTCTCCTGTACGGACTCCGGGCCAGCATCCATAGAAGAACCATGGTGAACCTCCAACGCCGCAGTCACAGGGCTGTCCTGCTTCGCCTGCTATGATGAGAAGCTGAAGCCCGTGCCAGTCCGCAAGCTGGGACTGGTCGTATGTTTTTATCCGGAACGCTATACGGGATACTCCCTGAGTAAGGTAGACAATCATGGTTTATTCCTGTGACAGTATCGCAACTGCTCTATTATATGCGTTGTTCTGATTTTCATACCGGACACGGAACAGCTCTTTCAAGCCTTCGTCATCGTCAAGGTCAATCAGACGGGCAATCTTTTCCTTGGTTCCCTGCTGGGCCTTTTTGACTTCGTTGTCAGTATCCATAATAGTCAGAACCTTTATAATATCAGGGTCATCCCATCCGGCATTGCGAAGCTGACTGATACGCCATGCTCTGTATTTTTCAGGCTTGGCTGTAATCTTCCTGTTGCCCGTCTTGAGGACAACGCCTTCCTGTCTGACACGGGACATAATCTCTGCCTTGTATCTGTCATACAGACTGCGGCCTACGTCAGTAATCTCACCTCTGTACATAGTACCGCCAAGACCAAAGGCCACAGGGCCGAGCTTGTTGTACATGCCCTTTTCAGGATTGTTGGCAGGGTTCTTCTCAGCATCGATATATGAGGGGATGAATCTCAGGAAGCCCGTGGCATATCCGCGAAGCAGGGCTTTGAGCTGTTCCGGAGCGAAATCAATACCGGTAGTCTGGAGAATCTCCTTAGCGAGATTCTTATATACTGGGGCAGTAGTCGCCCATCCGGAATCCGCCGCTGAAGTATAGGCGCCTTCACTGGCGCTGTAATAAGTAATAGGCCGTCCCTTATAGTTACGGTTAACAGCGACATCTTCTATAGGACGGAGAAGCGCGGGGGAGAGAACCTGCATAAGCCACGTAGCGGGGGACATGGAGAAGTTATAGCTGGGGGCGTCAGCGGGGGACATCTGCTTGGCAATAGCGGCCATAAATTCAGGCATGACATCCTCAGCGGACGCGATGCCGCGTTCCATTCTGTCCATGGCTATTGCCATACTGGACGCAAGCTGGGCGATACCGAAGCCAATGGGCATTTTGAAATAGTCGCCCTTGTCGTTTGTCGGTATGGGGATATACCGGCACAGGTCGCTGATAGGCAGCGAGTCAATACGATACGCGCCTGTATCCTCATCCTGTCCCAAAGATTCACGGGCAAAGCTGTACAGCATGTTGCCCACAGCGGTAAGGCCTACGAACGTAGCCATACCCCTGTATGACATATGGAAACCACCGTCCGCGCCCGGAGCGAGCCCCACGGTACGAAGCATGGCACGCGCGCCCTGAAGTGTAGGGTTGGTGAAAGGGAAGAACATGCGCAGAGCGTTTGTGTACTGGCCTGTCTGGCTCTGGTCCATAACTTCCGATACAGCGTTGGCTGTCTGGGATGGCTCAATACTGCGTTTGCGCATGGCCACGTATTGTGCCAGTGATGGAGTGAGGTTCCAGACGTCATTCCATGCATATATCCATTTGGAAACAATCCCACGCATCTCACCAAAATGGGAGGCGATACGGTCTATTGTCTTCTCCGTCTGGGCGTTCTTCTTATCGGCATAGAACTTGTTGAGGTTATCAATGTTATTGATAAGGGAAGTGCTCTCTTTGCCGATAGCACGTGAGTAAGTGTAATGCAGACCAGCGTCAGTAAACTCTTTGAAATACTTCCCGTACTCACTGTTAGGGTCAAGCCTGCCTGTGACCTGATGTATCACTGCGTTAAAAGCCTTGGGAAGCTGGCTTACATAGCCGGCAAGCAGTTTATATCCGGGGACATGCTGGCCGTAACTATCAACGTAGTCACGGTTAGCCATATTAACGCCGCGTTCCATAAGGTCACGCGCGCCGTTGCAGGGAGCGAACCCAATGTTGAGGCTTGTACAGGAATGGCCCATCAGGGCTGTAGCTTTGGCAAGGTAATTCAGCCGTTCATCGTTACGCAGTACGGAAGTCAGGGCATCGTTCAGTTTGGTGCCTGTGATGTTGTTCTTCTCATCACTATACGATGCGTTGAACTGTATGAACATACGGGCGTAGGATACGTTACCGTCCTTATCATGGACATACTTGCCATTGGAATTAATTCTGGGAGCGATGAAAGACAGGCCGCCGCCATGCGCGGCTGAGCTTGTAATGGCATAATACATGTTTCGTTCAGCTTCACTCCGGCTGAACTGCATACGCATAAGTCTGTCCCACCTTATAGAGTAGAACGGGTTATGCGATATGGCATAGTCATTGGTATCTTTCCCGCCCTGCTTCGTTTCTCTCTCAAGTTCTCTGGCTTTAGCCAAATCATCAGCTGTAAAGTTCCTGAAGCGGGCCTTTATGTTTTTGTCAGCGTCTTTACTGAACGGGTCAATGCCCTGTTTAACAACCTCATTGTAGGCTTTGAGTCTGCTGAGCATCCTGCGATTGGAGTTCATGGCCTGCTGTGCGGTGTACATGGCCATAGCCGCTTTGGACATACCGACACGCGCGGCGGCCCTGTTGGCAAAATGCTGTATGGTATACCATGCGCTGACAGGTGGGTTAACCATACCCTGAGCCTGATGGAAGTTACCGGGAAGGTATGCATCGGTATCCGTTACTGGTCTGCTGATGTTATCCCGGTTTGACGCGAACGGGACGAAATCGTCATAGTCAGCAAAATACCGGACCTGTTCAGGGAAAACCTGTCCGGCCTTTGACAGATCAGTCATGGAAGACCGGATTACGCCGGCCATCTTGCTCATGATTTCCTGCTGTTGCTGTTCGCTTATGCCATGCTGAACAAGCAGGTCTTTAATTTTGCCGTCACGGATAGCGGCGTCATTATCAAGCAGTCCCGCTGTAGGATGCTTTTCGTCATAGATGAATGGTCCTGTGCTGTCGCGGTTGGCTGTGAGCCATTCATAGTTGACCAGTAACCTCTCGTATTCATCGCTAAGGTCAATATGCCGCTTATTGGCGTCAGGATTCTGTAGCTCGAAATGCTCATCTTCCGCGATTTTCTTAATCTCCTGCATCCGCCTGTCCCAGTTGCGCAGGATAATGTCAGTATGTACAGACATCTGGGAAAGATTGAGCCTGTCGCCTATAAGCTCAAGGGCCTTGTTGGTAGAGATAACGCTGTCCCTGAGGTATTTTCTGGTGAGCTTGCGGATATTATCAAGCTGTTCAGAATACCCTGAACGAAGTCCGGAGACAGTACGGAGCCCGTCCTGTATAGCGCTTACAACAGGGTGCTCCATAACGGAGCGTCCCTGTACAGGAAAGGTACGGGCAAGGAACATGTACACGGGGGCCATCTTGTCCGTGAATTTACGGGCCAGACCGCTGGAGATTCTGGTGTACAGGTTCATTGTTTTGGCAATGCGTCCCGTGAGATTTTTGAAGTTGCTGACTACGGCCTTCTCTTCATTCTCACGATACTTATTGACCTCTTTAATGTAAGCTGAGGCCATTCTGCCAATAGCTTTCTCGTCTGTCTGGGTGAGACGGACACTTCCTCCGGCAGGGGCGGAGCCGATATTCTCGTTAATACTGTTCGCCGTATTAACCTTCTGCGAGATAGCATCCGCTTCAGCGTCAGGAACAGAGGACTCTGCTGTATCCGTATCAGCGGCATTATTGAAACTGCCCTGAGTGAAACCGCCGCCGTCCTGTTTCATCTCGTTTTCTACGTCTTTACTCCCGTAACAATCACTCATAGCTGTCTCTGGCTCCTAGGAAATACAGTCGTTGTCCCCATCAAATGCCTTCTTCGCCTTTTCTGTCTGAGAGGAGAGCTTCTCCGGAGAGACAGCATCGGCGCTAAGGTTGCTGTGCGCTCTGTCGCTGTTCAGCATATCGGAGAAATATTTAATCTCATCCACATCATCAGCGGTGAATAATGCACTGCTGTCCTGTCCGTTTGATTCCTTGTACCGGTTCATTCTGTCAGTGATAATATTACCGACTTCTTTCGGGAACATCTGTCCAATGCTCTTGGGGGCTTTCCTGCCAAGTGCATACCGGCCCCGTATATAAATCAGGGACCTGAGATTAGGCGCTGATTTAGCAGTAGATAAAGCCGCGTCATCCTGTCTCAGGAACAGGGAGTTGAGCATATCAGCTGCCTGTTCATTAGAGAGCTTCTCCGTACCGGTACTGGAGAAGTAGTCCTGTAGGGAGTTGTGCATCTTCTGCTGTTGGATTTTTGTCAGCGGCTTAGGCTTTTCTCCAGTATCAGGGCTTCTCTGGCCTGTGCCTCTTTCTGTCCCAAGGCTTCCTGCGCTCTGACCTGACTCTGCATTTCCAACGGTTGCTGGTTCAGTACCTCGTCCTCGGTCAGCCGGCTCTGGTCTTCCTGCGGTACTCCCCTGTTCTCCAGCATTGACCGCATAATTTTCAGGCGCAGGGGCGTTTTCATTGGGCCACCTGCCGCTCCCTGCCGTCTGATTTCCCTGATTATCTGCTCTAATTTCCGCAGGGTTTCTATTGGTAATGGGTTCAATAATTCCTGCGGTATTGGCTGCCACTGGGCTATTAACGTTAGTATCCTGCGGATTAACTGTTCCTTCTCTGAGTTGTCCAACAGTTCCATCGGGGGTAACTGATTGCGTTCCCTGTATGTTTGTCTGATTGCGCTTCGTGTTTCCACTACGTCTTCTCTTTCCGGCGGGGCTGATATTTACCGGTGCAGTATTCGTGGTAATGGGCGGAAGAGCCTTTCTGGCTCTATCCTCATTAATTAAATCAAGGAGAACCATATCCCTGTTCTGCGGGACGGCAGACTGTCTCTTTCTTCCGGATGCGGTAGTCCTCTGTTGTCTGGCTCTTTTCGCAGTTCCAGCCGGCACCATGTCAGGAGTAATACCGGGGAGAAGCCCCGTACTGGTATCAGGCGCAGACCTTTGGGTCTGTGCCATCAGGCTGGACAGAGGCGTCTCGACTCTTTCCATGGGAGCGGAAGGAGCTACCGGATGCTCCTGTACAGAAGAAGCCATGGCCGGCGTTCCCTGAGCAGGGGCGGCAATGTTCTCCTGTACAGGAGCAATAGGCGCTTCAGGTGCAGGAGAAGCGGGAGTTTCCGTCGTGGCAGGAGAAGCGGGCGTTTCCGTCGTGGCAGGAGAAGCGGGAGTTTCCGGAGTGACAGTGGAAGCAGGAGCCTCAGGAGCGGTAGGAGTGGCCGGGGTCTCCGGAGTGGCGGTGGAAGCAGTGGTCTCCGGAGCGGCCGGGTTTGTTGCGGCCGCCGGAGTTTCAACTTTTTTCTCTGCCGTAAAATCTTCTGCTCTGTACTGCATAGGAGCAGGAGCTTCCGGTGTCGTGGCATTGTTCCTGTTAAGGACTCTCCGTCCTGCCAGACCAAGAGCACCGCCAGCACCAGCCATAAGACCGCCGTACAGAGCAGACTCACCAATACCGTTAGTGATGCTGTTATTCTCTCCGGTAGCGGCATTATAGTTAGCGTTACTGCCCAGAGTATTAACAGCGTTAGACGCGGCTCCTTCCGCTACAGCAGGTACGGCGCCGTACTTTACAGGTCTGTTGAGCACTTCCCTCTGGATGATATACGGTGCCGTTTCATCACGCATAACCTGATTAACCATCTGCTGTCTTTCAGCACTGGTTATGGCCTCTGCCGGAACCTCAGCGCTTTGCCGGGCGGCGGCTCTGCTTGTCAGGGTCTTATCGACAATATCTTCCGCCATAGAGCGGGCTTCACGTCCCGCGCTTCCTGTACCGGAACGGATAAGACCAGCCCCGATACGGGATGCCGCGGCGGGGATAAGGCCGGACGCGCCGCCTATGGCGGCGTTCATTGCGGCCTCTCTGTATTTAGCGTCATTATACGCGGCGATGCGCTGGTCTTCGTTAAGAGTCTCGTCTTCGGCAAGACGCTGACGAAGACCGACATCACCGCTGACAGCGTTACCTGCGGCTCCTGCCAGCGTACCTCCGATTAACCCAGCCAGCGGAACAGCTGCCGTACCTCCTGTCAGGGCGGACGCGCCAAGAACACCAGCCGCTGTACCGATTGTCTGTAAGGCAGTACCGGGATCCTGTACCATGGTATTCACCATGTTGCGCGCGGTTCCCATGAAATCATCATTACGGTCAGTAAGACCGCGGCCCTCTCTGGTGCGAAGGTCGGTCTCTTTCAGGTCAGGGTTGCTGTCTATGATAGCCTGAATACGCTGTTGTGATTCTTGGTCTTTTCTGTCACGGGTTCTGTCGTCATCGCCAAGCGTGCTAATCCAGTTAGACAGGGACTCCGCTCCGATACGGGCACTATCGATAAGACTGGAGAAACCGCTGGTGTCGTCAATGGCCTTCTTCTCAGTCTTGACCTGATTGTTGGCTCCGGCCAGTTCACGCGCGATAATAGCGGAGGCATCATCAGTGCCTCCGTATTTCTGACTGAGTTCCTTACGGACTGACGCCAGCGTTTCACGCTTTGTCTCGTTACTGGCTTTAGGGTCATTCAGTACAGCATCGAGCTTGCCAAGCGCAGGGTCAGCGCGCACGCTGTCAACTGTCTGATTATGCTCCAAAGCCTGAAGGTTGGCTTTGCGTTCATCTTTGGAGTTACCGGTAATGGGAACCTGTACGTACTTCCCTGTTTTCGGGTCAAGGACGTTAGCGTATGTAACTTTACCGGATGAGCCGTTCCCGCGTCCCCTGCCGCGCCGGCCCCCGCCAGCGGCGGCACGTGCCTGAGCCAGACGGGACGCAAGAATCTGTCTGGCCAGAACACTGATAAGCTGGGTGTCGTCTATTAATTTGTTAGGCTGGACTGTGCCTGATACGCGGGGAATGTCAAAGGCCATGGATGCTACTCCACATTTACTGAATCTATAAGGTCCCGAAGTTCGTTATCGTAATCCGTAGGATACTCCTTCGGAGCCGTTACTGGATTAATAGCATTTTGCGCCGCCATTAGCAAAAGACGGGTACGTGCCGTATCCTCGGGGGACATAGGCTGATACCTGTTCTGGAGTTCAATCCGGTCCATTACCGGAAGGACAACATCCACCGCCGGACTTTCTGCTTTGTCATTGGACAGGAGAATATCTTCTAACATAGGTCATTACCGGGACGTAATCTGTACAGGACTGCGGTTATCGGCGCTCTGGATGTAGTCATACCCATTGCGGAGAATAAAATCTGCCAGAGTACCGCCATTTGTGGCCGGAGCGTGCGTGTTGAGAAGAGCGTTACTATTAGCAACGGGGCCGGTTGTCACAGGGTAAGGAATGGGGATAGGCGCAGTAAAACGGAAACCGGCTTCCTCCTGTACAGGATAGTCATAGATACCCATAGCGGCGTTATATCTTTCCTGTGCCTGCACCGCATCAGGACGAACCTCTGTGTTCAGGAGATTAGGAAGCATCTGTACAGGAGCGCTCTGCTGTACAGGGTAATCCGGAAGACCCATAGCGGCACCGTATCTTTCCTGCGCCTGCACCACATCCGGACGAACCGCTGTGTTCAGGGGGTTAGGGAGGAACCGCAGGGGGGCGTTCGGCTCTACAGGATAGTCGGAGAGCCCCATAGCGGCGTTGTATCTTTCCTGCGCCTGTACCACATCCGGACGAACTTCCGTGCTCAGAGGAGAGAACGACTGCACGGGGGCGCTCTGCTGTGCAGGAGAAGGCATGTACGTACTGAGCGGGGGCAGACCAACATGGATAGGCTGGTAGGCATCCGGCATCTGCTTTATTACCGGAGCAGTATTAATCACAGGAGCGGCAGGAGTGGCAGGAGCGGCGGATTCCGCCGGTGCCGCAGGAGCCGCCGCGCGTGCGGCCTGTAAATAGCCGTATGCGGAAGGAGCCTGAGCTGGTGCTGTTTCCTCCCGTCCGGACGCGACACGGCCAAGATAATTGCCATCGCTGACATCATTGATAGCATCGTTAATCATCATCAGGAGAATATCCTGAGCGGATACAGACTGTTTTCTTCTTCTGGTAGCCATTGATATTAACTCCTTAACGAGAGAACGGATTCATTCCGGCAAAGTCCCTGTCACTGGCATCCATGAAAGGACTGATGCGCGCGGGGTCGTACAGAGGCGGGAGACGCTGAGTAGCGTAGTCTGCCCCGGCAGGGACACTCTGACTGACCTGAGGCATTGTCAGATTATAATGCGGTACAGAGGGATTCTGGAAAGGATTCGGTAATTGGGGTGCTACTCTCACGGGTTCATCCTGTGCAGTGGCGGCGCGCTGTACGGGGGCGCTCTGCTGTGCGGGATAATCGGAAAGCCCCATAGCGGCGCTGTATCTTTCCTGTGCCTGTAGGACGTCAGGACGAAGCCCGCCGTTCTGAGGCGGGAAGACCGTATCGCTGAGAGTCTGATTATTCACTGCGTAATTGCCGTTGCCTATGATACCACCCCAGTAGTCAGTCTGGTTGGCGCCCCATCGCGGCATCCGTTCTTCGGCAGGAGTAGTCCTGTACGCAACACCGGGGAGTGTCTGCTGACGGGGGCCGAGGCGGAGACCAGCGCCGCCGTAAGCAGGGGCAGGCTGGGAAGGCATAGCTACAGGAGCAGGAGTTCCTTCTGTACGGGGAGCCCCGCCTCCAGTGCCGCCTCCATGATTTACAGCACCAGCAAGGGTAGCGCCGCGCCCACCAGCACCCATTACGGGAATCGGGCTCCAGTTAGCCATAGCGGCGGCCAGAGCGGACAGGACGAGCGGCTGACTGTAGTCATAGTAATTCCCGTCAACAACATGAGGATACACAGAGGGGAACCCGATAAGCGGCGTGACAGCGCCGTTCATCTGACGGGTAAGGCCTATGCGTGCGTACGGGCTGACCTGCCCCATAATCGGTGGAATACCAGCCTGAGTATATCCTTCGTAAGAACCGGGGAGAGAATAGTTGTACCCATTATTCAGAACAACAGGACGCGGAGCCGGAGCGGTAAATCCCGCCGGTCGCTGAACCACTGCACCCTGCATCTGCTGAGTAGGGGTAGTCTGTACCCGTATCACCTGTCCATTGGCATTAACAGGTTCATAAATATTTCGCGCCATTATCTTCTCCTACATTCTGCTGGGGTATAAGTTAACCCCGGGCATACCACCTGCACCAATGGGCATATTATTACCAGCCATACCGCCCAGACCCATGGAACCAAGCAGGGTCATTGGGTTACTCATTGCCATGTTCGCTCCGGTAAGTGTCAGCCCGATGCGGGCGTTATTGAGCTGGTCGGCGTATGCCGTATCCCACTGAGCCCGTCTGATTGTGTAGGGTTCATACAGATAGTTATTGAACAGAGTGAGGTCAGAGTTCGCCCGAACATTGCTCTGCATGAGCGCGTTATCATGAGCCATGTTAATGCGGTCATTCATTACACGCTCATCATACATATTCTGAAGCTGTCCGGCCTGAGCTTTGTTGTAGTAATTAAGGTCAGCCCAGTTGTCCTGTACAGCCTGACGCTCACCCTGCATATAGCCGGGAAGCAGAGACCCAAGCGCTCCGACTACTGAACCGAGACTGCCGAGAAAAGCCATAACTGTCTCCTTATCGGCTGGCATCCAGAGCCGAGCTGGCGTCCAGAGCGGACTGCGCGCCATTACCGGCCATAGTGCCTATATTAGCAAGCGGGGCGTTTGTCTGCCCCAGATATGAAGTTGGGTAATATGTGTCATTACGGGCGCCGTAATATCCAAGAGCGGACATCAGGCCCTTGGCGGCGTTCTCAATCTGGGAGCTGACGTTGCCCATGAGGGAACGCGCCACATCGCCGTAGCTGGTTGCTTCAGAACCAAGGTTGCGGCCAAGATTGAGTACAGAACTGCGGCGGTTCCAGCGCTTATCGTTCTTGTAGTCGGTATACCACTGGTCATCAGCAAGGTTATAATTCGCCGTATCCGCCAGAGCCAGCGCCTTTCTGTGGTTGAAACTGCCCATTAATGAGCTGTCCATGCACAGATGGAACTGCTTCGCTTTCTGCGACAGGTATATCTCCGCTTCATTGTAAGCGCTGTTCACGGAGGAATCAGCCCTGTTGCGCGCACTGCCACACTGGAGTGTCCGTACAGGTTCGGAGCTTACCTCGTTGAGCAGTTTCTTTTCCAGCGGCACATATTTCCTGCTGAACCTGTCCCACTTGTACTTGGCCATATCATAATAGGAATTAGCCAAGTCCTGTTGCATGTCAGCTATCTGTCCCTGTGCTATGCCATTAGCAATGGCAATAGCCAGAGCCGCGCCCTTAAACGCCAGAGTACGGAGGTTCTCACCTTCAGGGCCATATTCAGGAGCGGCCCAGTTACAGAACCGGAGCGGCCCTATAGCGCCGTGGCTGGCCTGTCCTGTACCGGTAGAACGGGAGTTGCCCCCTGTAGTACCGGCACGGAGCGTCTGACCATAGAGAGTCTGGTCGAGCGTCTGGCCATGAGCGTTGACACTGGAAGAGAGATTACTGCTCTGCTGATTGATAGCATTGGATACAGCAGTAGGGTCAGCACATGTACATTCGGGCATTAGAAGCTCTCCTTCAGCAGTGACTCATTGGCAGCGGCTGTATCCTCAATCGCTCCCCGTACTTCACCTCTTATGGCACCGCGTGTGTAGCCAAGGTTAATGTCAGTACGGGACAGGTACTCCGTAGGATAAGACGGTGTGTTTCTGTTGGCAGAGTATCCAAGATACTGTCCTGCTCCGGCCAGTCCTTCCCACGCCTGATTGTACAGGTTGCCATAGATACCGGCGGAAGTCTTAATCAGGGACACATTGTCAGCTATAATATCACGCCCACGCTTGGCCGTGTTCAGCATCTTGCTGAACCGCACGTCATCACGAGACTCCAGATAGGCACGCTCATTCCTGTACCCAAGACCCTCAGCAAGGCTCAGAGCGTCAGCCTGAGCGGAAAGAATATTGGCAAGCATATCCTTACGGAGCCCTGTACAGTACCGGGAGGTACAGCGCATGCTCTTCTTAAGCTGGCCGCGGAACTGAAGCATGGCCGCGGTTCTGGCGCGTCCTTCGGTAGCGTCATACTGGGGCGTTTCAGCCGGGATATTAAGCGCTTCGTTTATCTCCTGATCTTCAACAGGAGCGTAGTAATCTTTGTAATGGTCAAGCCAGTTACGGGCAATACGCCAGTACTTCTTGGCCATGTTCCATTCCTTTGTTGCAATATCTACAGCCCGTGCGGAGTTGTAGGCCGCTGAAAGAATAGCGGCGTCAGCAAGGATATTAGCGAACAGCCCATACTGCTGGTCGTTCGTACCGTGCTTCGGATTGCATTCAAGGTCATCGGCGTACATTACTGCACCTTAACGAACCTGCGCGTTGTAATGACAGTTTCTTCTTTCCAGTTTCCCGGAATATTCGGGATTCCCTCACCCTCAGTATTGGAGATAAGGATTTCATCAGTCCCAAGGAATTTCACAGCTTCAGAGAGGAAGCTGAACAGGGCCTTCTCTACTTCAGGTCTGTTGCCGGTGTACCAGTCCTGTATCTGGAAAACACGGGCGCTGTACTGCATAGGCCGGTACGCAGTACCGGTGAGAAACCCGACAACATTATTGTTGTCATTATCATCATAGGCGACAAAAATCTTCATGTCCTTGTTTATCCAGAGCTGGGTAAACACATTGACATTGAGATTGAACGGCTTGTCGTCATAGGCCTTACGCTTGTTTTCCCATGCTTTTCCGAGCATGGGCCCCAGTACACGGCCCAGAGTATCAATGGCTTTGTTAAGGTCTATATCAGGTTCAAGAATGTCTACTCTCATAATCTGCTCCTGACAGCATAGTATTAAAATACCCAGAACATGTCTATTTGGCGATTATAGCCGTTCCGAGTTCGGCGAACTCTACTGTCTCTGTACCCGTAAAGTATAGCCTGTAACTGAGGTGCCTTCCGCATTTGGGGAGTCTTACAGGCTTGTCGCCCGAGATAGTACGCTCATACACTGTATGGCCATGGTCATCTTCCACACGTACAAATGTCTGTACAGAACGGAGACGGAGCGCGGCAGGACTGTAGAATGAACGCTTGTTTATAGCCTCAGTACCGGGACTGTACAGCTCTCTGCTCTTCCACTCAAACGGTCTGAATGTGTCGCTCTTATCCCAGAACCATACCGCGCTGTCCTGTAGGAACATCAGCTGTCCCGTATTGGTGGCCTGCATAGCTATAGGAGCATCGGAGATATTGGAGAGCTCCATGCCCCTGACGTCCCCGTATGGGTCGCCGTCTATATCAAGGATGAAACTTGTCTCGTCTGTGATGATGAAAAGGTATCCGTTCCAGTACTCAAACCGTGCTGTCTCAGGAGCGAGCTGATGCCACTGTTCAGCAGTGAGCCATTTGGACGTCAGGATATGCCAGCGTGCGGATGGGTCAATCAGGATAACGCCGGGGTCGGATGAATAGATAAGTCCGAACGGTGTAATGATGGCGCTGTTATAATGCCCGCAGGATATATCCGGGAGCGGTCTGCCAATGTCAGTTACAGGAGTACACTTCGTATCGTCACAGCTGGATACGTCAATAATGTAGGGTGTCGTAGATGTCGTTACGTAGAGCTTCTGGTCAAGGCACTTCATGTGGATGATACTGCTGTCCAGAGTCAGCTCGTATTTGACAGGCCAGTTGTAAGGCTGGAAGTTCTCTGAGAGATATACCCTGTTAGCTACGGAACCGGCCAGACGAATAACACCTTCAACGGCCGTGATATTCTGAAGTCTGTCCGGCGGAGGTGTGACATCCACAGTATCAAGCGGCATACCCAGCTTCTTTGTGAGAACCGTATCGGTATAGGATACTGACGGAAAATAGATAGTCGCTACGAACAGATAATCAGTAAGCGGGGTCTGGGTTTTGCCGTCTACAGGGCGGAAGCCAGTAGAGCTCCTGTACAGGTTGGCACTGACAATCCCATACCCGTCAGGCGGGAGGGATATGCCTGTCACAGAAACAGAAGTCCCGTCAGCAACCATAACCAAATTGCTGGCAGGAGACGGGGCTGATTCTTCTCCCCACTGGTTAACCCATGTATACACATAGGAACGGGTATCTGAAGCACGGCCGCACATCTCTTCTGCGGAAGCGTGAGGAGGTACAGGAGGGGTAGGAACCCCGAGCCTGTAGTAGGTCATATCACAGCAACTGCCGCGCACCATCACCTGTGGGCTGTCACTGTTGCCTGTGATGTATAGCCTCTGCCATTCAGGAGAAAGCTCAGCTACGGAAACAACACTGTCCCATGTATACAGGCAGTGCCCGTACATATACAGAGACACGGCTGTGGAGGGTACGTCCTTGTACTTACAGAGCTCACGCCAAGGTTCGAGCTGTCCCCTGCGCAGATTGACATTCAGCGCCAGCGTGGCCTGCGTGACAGCCAGACTATGCTCCGGAGTACGCGGGACAATACCGCCAAACTGTGTAATTGCTGTCTGCATTAGTAGGCCGTCACAACTTCAATGTCCATATAACCCACGCCGTTCATGTCCCCGATAACCTGTACTGTGTGACTACCGAGTCCGTAACGGGCCGTAGTCAGGGCTGTAAGTTCATTATCCATAACTACATCAGTATCAACGGCTTTGCCGTCAACATAGATAGTACCGCTGATAGGCGTAACCGTGGTCTTTCCGGAAGAGTCGCTTGTAGTCGGGCGCTTGCAGTCTCTGTACCGGATACGGAAAGAGCCGATACGGGCAAGGTCAAATGATATGATATAGGCATCTGCTTTCGTTCCCGAGGGGAAACGCTTGGACGCATGGTCATAGACAAGTATCTCAGATGCCGATGTATCTACTATTTCAGTAAGCGTACCGGACTCTGTGAGAGTCACACGCTGTACGCCCATATATCTCTCACCGGGCGTTACTGATATTTTCTGTACAATATTCGTGACAAAATTCTTGTCATCAAGGGTGACGTCAAAACCGCCGAGCCTGTACTCACCAGCACGGTTGTACATAGGGTCAGCGATATTGAGCGTGACAACACCCGTGGACGTGGCAAGGTCAGCCTGAATGTGCCCCTGACCAATAACGCCGTTGACCGTACTGACCGTGGAGGAAGCGGTATAACCAGTGAGATGCCCGTACCGGTCAAATGACATCCCGTTGATATAACCCTCATATCCTTCCTCGGAGTGGGACACCTTAACAGGGTCTTCTCTTGTACCGGAACCGGACACATTGATACCGGAGTTGCCAGCGCTGACAACAAACGATTCAGACGGGTCAGGGTTGGAGGATATAATCAGCGGGTCACGCTGGGTTCCTGTACCCTGTATCGCGATACCATCTCCAGCCTGAGCGCTGAGTGTGGTCAGAAGCGCCCCTGTTGTATCTTCCCGTGTCAGGTTCCCCGCCTGAGAGGAGATACTGACAGACCCCCCGCCCCCGCTGTCAGAGCAGGAACAGGGCTCGGAAGCGCAGGTAGGAGGATTGTAAACAGGGAGCTGTTTGCCTTCCAGAGAAACGATACATCCATTCTGTATGACAACACGGTCATACACACCGTCTGCGGGAGGGGTGCCTTTCTCCACACGGACGCATCCTTCACGGGAATACATTCTGCCCCCGAAAGGAAGACACATACTCCAGTCAGGACAGGCACCTTCCTCTTTTGCGGAAGTAATCTCTCCGTCACATTGAGGCGTGATTCTGGGGGTACAGTCTGACATTACATTACTCTCCCAAACTGCATATGGATACTTCCGCGCATTTTATGCGTTGCTGTCTCCATAGCGGCGGCTGATGTGCGTTTCTCAAACTCAGTCATATACGCCCGTCCCATCTGGATGTTTGTCCATGGCCGGGCCGGTATAAGCATTATATAAGCCCGCACGCCCATAAGCAGAGTATCCAGCCAGTCAGTGTACAGGACGTCAGGAAGCTCACAGGCATCCTGTCCCGGCATAACAGCCAGCTCCGCAAGAAGACGGCCGGGGCTGTTCGGGTGTCTGACGTGCAGTACCTTCTCAAGGTCATCATACCAGACAATCTCCCTGCCGCAGGGAGTGCACCCCTGCGGCAGAGTGAAAGTCTCTCTGGCGTCATGTCCGCCGCAACAGCCGCACGGAATGATATATGAACGCAGGATACCACATATCTCCAGCCCATCCGGGGATTCCAGCCGGTATCTGGTGATACATGGTTCCAGATTAACTGCCGCGCGACGGCGTATCAGGTTGCCCTGACGGGCCATGTTTCTTGCGGCTTTCAGTAAGTAGAACTGAAAGAGCTGGGCGGGAAGAGTAGGATACTCAAACCGGAGCTCTTCCAGAAAACTATCGAGCGGTCTGGTTTTGAACGGCTCGTAAATTATCTGCGTCTCGCTCACGTTCAGCTTTCTCCTTCTCTCTGCGGTCTACGGCCCGTTTCAGCAAGTTGTCGTGTGTAGTCAGATGCGTTCCGGCTATGGTACTGATAGTGGGTGAGTTCTCGGAATCCATGATAAGCGCCCTGTAAAGCATCCACTGCTTGACAATAGCAACCATCTCATCCGGTACTGATTCACTAAGAGAACGCCCGGTCGGCATTGTGTAGCACTGCACAAGAACATACCGGTTCTGCCCCGGAGCAACCGGAGGCATGACTTTGAATCTGCTGATGTCTACTGAGCTTATGACATATGAGAAAGGCTCATCTGTTTCAGGGTTTATACAGTTCGGATATACAGACCCCGGCCAGTTGAGCCTTTCATCATCATAGGTACGGGTGAGATACCGGTACACTTCACCGGTCTCAGTACATTCCCCAACAATACGGATAATCTCGGAGCAGTCACAGACATTCTGCCAGTCACCGCCGGGCATGAGCCGCACGATTTTCTCTGTATGGAACAGGTCTTTGAGAAGGTAGCTGTCATTGATAAGCGCCTCAGAGAGATAGGACTGAAGCTGAGCAACAGACCAGCGTGTGTATTCATACCCCGGTTCCTGATCATTCAGGTCACGGGAGACATCCCCGATTATATCCTGTACTGTCATCAGAACTCCGCTTTCGATATCAGTTTCTCAATATCTTCGTAAGGCACAGCTTCGTCCCCGTACTGGTCGGATTGCTCAGGCTGGTCCATCTTCTTCATAGTAGAACGAAACGAGCTCATCTTTTCCTGCGCAATCTTATTCTGACGGGATGTAGCCTCATTAAGGGCGGCAGCCATGAGTTCCCTTTCATCCTCGGAACTGTCTTCCTGTACTTTGTCCTGCCATGCCGCAGGGTCAGTATTGCCCTGCTCATCACAGCATTCCAGTATATCCCTCTGCTCTGCAAGCATCGGGTTCCACGGGAGGATAATGCCGGTCTTCTTGTTCTTCAGACAGGGAGAATGCGCCAGCGGAGGTGTGGCGTTCTTAACCCCGAGATGTTCAAGAAAACCGGCCCGTTCTTCGGAATTGAGGTTGAACACAGTGGAAACGTCCTGATTCCCAACTGTAGTTGCGTTCTGATTCATGACTACCGCTCCTTATTATATACTACTTCGCCACGGAACTGGGCTTCTGTCCCTTGACAGACTTCTCCGTAGCAGGAGTGAAACCACCATGAACGCCCTGACTCCACTTGGTACGCATGATAATACCACGTGCCTTGTCAGTACCGTTGGTCATGGTCAGGTCAATTCTGTGGTCGCTTCCAACCTTCTTAAGCGGGAATTTCTTCCCGCCTTTCACGGTATCTTTGGAAGCCGGGCCCGTATAAGTACGCGCCATAACAAACCCCCTTAGCCAATCTGAGTACTGCCTTCAAAAGCCAGCAGCTTGGAAGAGAAGTACAGGGCAAACGTGGATTTCCACAGGGTGGCAATCTTGGCAGTGTCGCCAGCGGCAACCTTAAAACCAAGCAGGACAGTACCGAAAGAGTCATCATAACCAGCGGTGGGCTTTCCGGTAGCATCATCACGCTTGACAATATTGTGGCCGAAGGTAGCAAGCGGATCCGTCAGACGGGTAAACCCGTACAGCTTATCGCCGTCCTGCGGAGTACCGACAGGGAACTGAGTAATCTTAGCCGTGGTCATGGCATCAGTAAACTCAGCCACGTCCTTGTATTCCCACTCCTCGGTAGTAAAGTTCCAGACAGCGCGTTTCGCAACGGGAGCGAGATACACACCATCGAGGGAAGCGTCAGTTTTAGTGACTTCGTAATACACGGAGTCCAGATAGGCACGCTGGGGAACCCAGTTGGTCAGAACCACATCACCCACGGCCTTAACGCCTTTAAGCAGGTTTTGCATCCAGCGGTGGCCAACGGTATCATTCAGATTCGGAACCAGCGGGAACTGGAGGTTGAGGAACCCCTGACCCATAGCGGCATCAGCATGAGAGTCAAAAGGCGGGGTAAACTCCGCATGGGGGGCGTCGTAGGGCGGGGTAAATTCCGCAGACTGGCCATCACAGAACCAGCCTTTGAAATCAGGCATACCGCCACGGGCAAGATTAATAACTGCCATAATTCACTACTCCTACTAGTTAATAGGGTCGAAAGTCCAATAACCCATAGCGAGGGCTTCGGGATAGATAACTTCCGCACCCCAAGCGGCGAGGAACTGATACCGGATACCAAAGCTGTTCGGGTCGTTGGTAATCAGACGGGACTCAATGATGTTGCTGGCATAGGCGGTAGCGTCCTTGTTGCCAGCGATAATGTAGAAAGACAGGGCACCGGATTCGTCACGGCGAACCGGAACATGAATGGACTCAATGGGCTGGAAGCCAAAGAGCTCATGGTCCCACATACCGGAGACAATACCGCCGCACTTACAGCTCCATTCGGAGTTGGCATAATTGCTCATGGCAAGGTAGGTACGGAGGATAGGCGGCACGATAATAAACATATCACCGTCAACCCAACGCTTCTGCTCAATCAGGGCACGCTGGAGATTGGCGAGCACCACAGGCAGATTCTGCGGGGTGACATGCACAGGATTACCCGGAGCGCCAAGGTTGATGTCATGGAGACGGCCAGCTGCGCTGAGAGAGGTAAGAGGGGAAACCTGAGCCATCATGCGGCCGAGAACGAAACGCCTCTGTTCGTCAACATAGGACTGGTAGATAGCTTCAAGGAGCTTCCCTTCGTAAGCAGCCCAGCGGTCACAGGCCTGTCTAACATCGAGAGAGTCGAACTTAATATCCTGATAAGAGGCGAAGCAAATCTGAAGACAGCGCGCTTCCGTAGTAACGGTATTGGGAACAAGCTGCTGGTTCTTCTGATAGGAACGCATAGGCCCGACTTCCGGAGCGCGCATAAGCTGAATAATCTGATTGCACTGCGTAACAGGCTCAAGAAGCTCAGAGTTGGTGATACGGGGAAGCCAGTCTTCCTCATAAATTTTGGAAAGGATAATATCGCTGTACCCAATTCGGGCAAGCGGGGTTGCTTCCATTCCGGTATAACCGGACGCACTGGGAAACATAGGCATAAGTTATTCTCCTAAGACATGGATGACAGACTTTCGACAGCTGCCTTGCGGGCTTCAGGAAGAAGTTTCCTGTACTCTTCAGCGGAAATCTGCCTCGTTTGAAACAGGTTGTTGAGTTCCCGCAGGGTGTAGCGGGTTGGAGTAGTCTGCGCCGCCGCGGGTGCGGCACCGGGGGCCACCTGCACGGGGGGTACAGTAGCAACACCTACGGCGTTGTTACGACTCTGCTTGAATTGGTTCAGGAGGTCAATAACGTAGTCAGTATTGCCGTTGAGGTATTCCCGGCTGGCACGGGCGTCTCGGGTTTCAGAACTGAGACCGTCACGCTGGGCCATGAAGTTTCGGTACTCGGGAGTGTTGACCATCTGGGTAAAGTCAGGATGAGCAGCAAAAATACGGGCGTTGAGAAGGTCCTTACGGGTATTCTCAAGCATCTGCTGATTATACCGGGTGCGCTCCTCAAGCTCTTTCCTCTGCTGCTCAAGCTCTTTCTTGAGCGGCTCTGTCTGAGCCATAGCCAGATTGGTAGCGGATTCAACAATAGCCGTGTAATCCTCAGGGCTCACAGACTCCAGATTGTCAATGGCCTGCTGCTGGATGTCAGCCCTGATACTGGCCCTGCGTCTGAGGTCGTTAAGCTCATCAGCAGACTTCTGAAGGTCTGACATCTTCTGCTGGTCAGCGGCAAGCTGCTGTCTGAGCTGGTCACGCTCATATGCCAGATTCTGGATAAGAGCAGGGTCATAGTAAGTGCCGGCATTCTGAGGCTGAGTAGCTACAGGCTGTACAGGGGCAGGCTGCTGTACAGGGGCAGACGGGGGATTAACCGGCTGCTGTACAGGGGCAGGCTGGACACCCGCGGGCTGCGCGGGGGCGGTTTGCTGGTCTGTCGTCTGGGTCGGAGGATTGGTTCCACCCGGCTCATTCTGTTTTCTGAATGCTTCGGCCCTTTCCTGATAGGGATTAGTGGGTACTTTGTCGAATCCTGACATAAACGCTCCTTATTATTCCATACCGTAAATCATTTCTTCCAAGGATCTAACCTCGTCAACCCTGCCAAGTTGCATGGCGGCGTTTTGCAGTTTATCCGGGTGCATCACGCCAGTCTTTGCGGCAAGGACGAAATCCGCCTCCAGTCCCTCACGAATATGCGCAAGGAACGCAAGGAGCGTTTCCTTGAGATACGCGTCTGACTTGAGCTGACGGGCAAGCTCACGGATAGGACTATTTTCCGCCTCGGGTAGGAACATACTTCACACCTGTGATAATTTCCTTCGCCGTTTTGCGCCCGGGATTGGGGGCCACAGTACCGGGACGGGGAGTGACAGACGGGGGCGGAGTCTGACGGGTGACGCGGTTTCCACCGCAACGGGAACAAGCCATAACTATTCTCCCTTGTATCTCGTATCCATAATAGCGGAGTATTCTTTACCCCGTACCGGACACGAACGAAGACTGGCATCTTTCATAAGACGGTCGAAATTATAATCCTTGATGCCCCGCATGGGGTCAGCTGGCTGAGCCAGCGGATTGTTCTGAAGAGTCATCTTCGGGTCGGCGATTTTCGCCTCATAATTCCTGTTTGCCGAAAGGTCGATTATAACAGACATAGCGTAATAACCTAATAGTTGTAATATTGTTTAAGGATAGAACGCATATGATTGTGTCTGGTTACTTTTTCGACTTTTTCAGCTGGCTTTTCTTTCCCTTCATAAACGGAGGGAGAGACTTTTTCGCCCCGCTTACTTTCGGTTTCTGATACTTTGCCATTCTTCCTCTCCTTAACTGCCATGATTATTACTCCTACTTATACAGCGGTACAACATACGAGCCAAACCGGCCCCAGCCGGACGGCCTGCCAAGCAGGGCGTCCCTAAGCCCAATAATAGTAGTGGGCACTTCCGGCCCGGAGATGGAATCCGGCTCGTCTCCTTCAACAGGGGCAAAGGCATCCTGTATAGCGGACGCAAGACTCAGGAGCTGTTTGCTGTCCAGTCCGGAAATAGCGTCAGCTATTTTCTCAGCGGAAGCATCATCAATAGCTGTAAGCTCTTTGATGGTACAGGCAGTCAGCGTAGAGTTCTGTATATCAGAATTAGTGACCTGCGAGTTGGTCAGTGTAGTTCTGTTAATAACGCCGTCTTCGGCGTATTTCGTTTCACCACAAGCGTTACCCATATATATCTCCTAAATAAAGAACAGGCTTTCAACCTGTGAGGGAATCTGACTGGCTCTGTACCAATCTGCATATACCTGAGCTACACCAACTGCCGTTGCGTCATTGATATGCAGTCTATATGTACCCGGTACACCAATTATGCCAATATTACGACAGGGGTCAAGCTGCCACGGACGGCCACAGGTTGAAACAAGTTCATCGTTAATTGTATCAGCCCTTACATTAGCAAGGTCGAAAATGTAACCACAGCACCCCTCACATGGAATTGTCTGTGCCTTTTCATATTCATGAACCATGCGTCTTACACACACAATCTGCGGTACAGTAAACTCCTCAGCTGACTGCCTGACTTTCTCATCCAGCAGACCAGTAGCAAACAATGTGACGCAGTAACCGGCAGGCACATTGAAAACACTGGAGTACATAGTGTGATTGTTCTTCTGCCAGAGTTTGTTCATATAAGTCTCCCCAGAATAAATCCGATAATACCCCCGTAAATCAGCCCTCTGACAGTGTTACAGCAGATACAGTCCGGCTGTTCGAACGGGAAAGTCCAATACTTGTATAGGAAATTATAGACCCTGTTTTCCGGCTTCGGGGTGTCCGTGCCGTAATAATACCCGTGGCAAAAATTGATATTGTCACAGAACCATTTGACAAACCTGTACCCACGTTCGCCGGGAGCGGGAGTCCATGGTTTAATAAGCCTCAACGTGCCCTCCTGTATCCTGCGCGACACCAGCCCCGGCCGGAGAGTCCGGCGCGGGATTAGAGTTCGGCATCATACCGTTACCCTGTCCGGAGCCCGTCTGCGGGGCCGCTCCCTGTACAGGAGCGTTCATCTGCTCAAGAACATCATCTGGAATATTCATCGCTCCGAAGAGCTTCTTTACAGCCCAGCCTACGACAGGGGTCAGATTAACAGCGCCGGAGAGGGAACTGCCTACAGCGCCTATAACCTGAAGCATCTCCATAGCGTTCTGCTTTTCCGTCTCTTTCTGGAGCAGGCCTTCCGCACCCTTGGTGACTATCTGTACATCACCCTTTACGGACGAGTCGGATGCGTACAACATGTTTATGTTGTACATGAGCTCACCGAGCGGGGCGAATACATTGTTGTCAATATTCCCCACCGCCGCATGCAGAGCCCGTGTCGCATTGCCCTGAAGAAGAGACATGCCGCGGAATGTGCGCATCGCGCCCGAGCCTACAGCCTCACCATGCAGAGCGGCCGGAATGTTCGTTACTCTGTCAGCAAGCTGGATAAACATCTCCAGAAGCTGTGAATAAGCCGGAAGATTGGAGGGGATATTGAAAAACCTCAGGGCCGGATTGCTCCCGCCTGACGGGTCGGAGTCAGAAAGATACATCGTCCCCGGTACAATAGTACCAAGGTCAGTATCCTTCGTGTACTTCATAAGCCGCCTGTAATCGGCCTCGCACATAGGGGCAGAGGCGTTGGCGGCATTGCGCATCAGATATATCAGACAGGAATGATACGCCCGTTCCACGTCACGGATACGCTGGGCAATGCCGTCTCCGGCAATACGGTCGCCGCCGGTACGGTAGAAACTGGACGTGTAAATAGGACGGGTCTGCATGTGCGGGTCGGAGTTAACCTTGACCTGCAATACCTTGTACCCGGCCATGGAAATCTCGCAGTTGTAGAACTCACTGCGGTCAAGACTGTGGAACCCGTATTCAGCCAGTTCCCGTCCGGACATGATACCGTAATGAGTCAGTACCTCAATGGGGGCAACGTTGGATGCCCACAGGGCAAGGTCTCTCTTTTCCGAATTAGGCTCTCTGGTCAGCCAGTTCAGATTGAACTCATCATTTGTATCTGCTTTCTTCAGTACATCCAGAACATTCTCAGATATGTAGGAGCTGAGCTTGCCCGCATCAAGAAGCTCCTTGCGTGTCCAGAGCGTGCGGGTAAACACACAGGTTCCCCGCTGGGTATCCGGACTGTCAGGAGAATAGGCGAAATCAAACGGAGATATAGAACGGAATACAGGGAGTACTTCCGTCTGTACTCTGGGTTTGATCCTGCCCCACGTCAGACGGGGGCTTCTTGTAATATACGGGCCGGTAAAAATCGAATAAGGATATACCGTAAAATAATGTAGGAAGTCAGACAGCGCTCTGTTAAACCCGCCTTCGGCACACTGGTCTTCCAGCAGGGACATCATTTCATTAGCCGCTTTATCTGCTTCTTCCTTCTCATGACGCAGAAGAAGCTGTTTCCCACGGCGGATGAAATCAACCATCTGCGTACCGTCCTGAAAGCGGTTCTCAAAGAACCCCTGCTTCAGAACGGTAAGAAGCATCTCGCGTGACTCCGGAGAAATGCTCGGCCTCGGCGTGGCCATGATAACCCACGGAAGAGTTAATGTACTGCTGATAAGCGCGTCGCTAAGATAGGCATTCGCTATACCGGTCTTAAGCGCAGTAAGGTTAACTATGGCGTTAACCCCGAGGGCATCGGCTATCTGCTGGTCTGAACAGGACAAAACTCCGTTCTGCTGTTCCCAGCATTCACGGAGCACATCCCTGAGCCCTTTGCCGTTGACACGCTCGGTACTCTGCCACAGGACTGCGCCGTTCCATCTGCGGAGAACTTCTTTACCCAGCCTGTCAGAGACGTTCGAGGGAATATCCTCAATCTCCCTGAGCCAGTCTATACCATTGCTGTCTGTACTGGAAACAGTTTCATCTGCCATTATTAGATAATCCTACGAAGAACATTTCTGCTCTCGGATAATTTACGGGCTACATCGGAAAGGTCGTCATCAGTGTAATCAATGCCCTTCTGTATAAGCAGGGCCGCATACTGAAGAGCATCCTGATAATGGGACGCTTCATTCTTTTCAGGCTGGGGGGTATACACCGTACCGATAGAACCACTGGCTCTCAGCCTCCTGTACCGGTACTCATGTGTAAACCCATTAATGACGTTCTTGCAAGATGGACTTATAAGAAGACCGCCTGTATCAAGGTTGAGCATATGTTCCACAACCTGAATACGGGCCTTCGGAGAGTTTGTAATCTCAGTAACAGCGGGTATGCCGGCTTCCTCGAAACGCTGTCGGGGAGTAATGCCTGTCCATGAGTCCCGCTGGTTGGACGGGTCAATAGCCGCTACAACAGGATTCGTGTGATACTTGCCCCGGAGAAGCGGTATCAGCATACCGTAAAGGAAGTTCTCAAACCCTTCATTGTCAGCGAACAGCTCATCCAGTACGCACCATTTGCCGTCCTGATTCTGGAGTATGACCGCGGCAGGATGAATACCAGACTGGTCAACGCCGAGCACAACCTCATGAAACATCATGGGCGTGAGTTCGTGGTCTGCAATATGGCGGGAGGGAGAGAAGTTGGAGAATACTGGCTTGCCTTCCACAACAGGGACGTCAAGAAGACAATACTGATTCTCTACAACATCAACACGCCCGTTCTTGAGCAGGGTCTGTATCTGGTTGCGGTAGTACCGCATGCCCCGCTCTTCTGGTGTCATATCCTCAGGGTCGCCTTCTTCCTTGGCACCCAGATTACGAAGATTCTCCGCATCGGGGTTTACATCAAAATACTTCTTCCCGTTCTCGTCAAACCGGCGCAGAGCCGCAGGGGGCTGTTTCACAACAAGCCAGTTCGGCTCAGGGTTCTTCATGTACACGTCCAGCCATGAGTCGTGCTCAGGCTGGTTGAAGTCCATGATAATCCCGCCCCAGTTTACACCCCCTAAATCCTGTGGGGGGAAACGCCCGATACGGGTCTGTACAGCGGCAAAGACTTCTGGTGAAACACCGGTTGCTTCATTTATCCACGCGAACGTCCAGTTAGCGGAGAGAATCTTACTACAGTCCTCAGGGCCTTTCAGGGCAAACAGGTTAAGCTCCAGATTGACCGTAGTGCCATCCTGTAAGGGTATAAGATAGACACCGCGAAGAGGAGCTACTGCACCAGTAATATCACCGCATTCCCGGGGCAATACCTCAAGAAGAGACTTGCGGGTCATGGAGGTGAGTTCAGGATACGTGGAGCGGATGACACCAACGCGGGAATAACGCATTCCATCCTTAGCTACAGGCTGGGCACAGGCATAGTAAAGAATATCCATGGCGCAACAGCAGGACTTGCCACTGCCGTAAGGGCCGCAGAGCATCTTTATATACTTGTCGGATTCATGAAATCTCAGACCTGTAGGGGATGGAACGTAGTTAAACATTCGCGCTCCTGAGATGGTCGAGCTTATGGTTCTTCATCCCTTCCGGTACGGGAATGGCCACACCTACATTAACCTGTGTATTAACTACCTGCTGTTCTGTATTCATGGAACCGGAAACTTTATAAAGAAGTTCAAGAAGTTTCAATGCTTCAGCGGGTTTCATGTTTTCATTCACCGCGTCCCGGAAGAGCTTTTCCGCAAGCGCCTGTGAGAGCGTCCCCGCTCTGTACATAGACCCGGCTCTGCTTCCCTTGGCTCTGAGCTGTTCCAGTGAGTTCCTGTACATATCCTGAAATTCAGGAACAATAAGAATCTTCTGGAGGTCTTTTTCGGATATATTATATGTATTATAAATAGTGTCAAGTTCCGTAATGGGTGTATCCGGAACCTGCATAACGGCAAGGTCCTGAGCAAGAGAAGCCCAGCGATACTGCGCTAACATAATTATCTATCCGCCACTACTGTATATTTACTGGGGTAGCCACTTACCGCTCCACATCTGCGAGGTATATGAATTACACGCTGCGTAGTTGGTGTCATATCTGGAACACCTTTAAACCCTAGGCTTGTATGAAAGCAGCTATCCATATATAAATCCATAGCACCAAATGCAGGCGCATCCTCGTAGAGAAGGTAACTCGCCTGAGTTAATTTGGTACAACCAGAGAAAGTATGCGGCGGCAGTGTCTTTAGCTTGGGGACATTTTTTAGAAAGTAAATAGTATCAGTCAAAGATGTACAATTCTGCCATGTATAGTCGCCAATAGACTCCAGCTCCATAGTAGGGCCACTACTAGTTGTTTTACAAAAATTATAATGACCTTGTTCAATATTTGTACAATTAGCAAAAGTTCTGGCTCCTACATTCTTGGTAGATGTAACGCCGCTGAAAGTGTATGAATTACCTGTAGTTACCCCAGTGCAGCCGTTAAAAGTGTCATCGCCAAAAACTGGAATCTCAGCATTATTGAAGCAATGGTCAATACTAGTAAGCCCTGTGCAACCGGCAAAAATTCTGTTACCAGAGTAAGATGCTTTCGCTTTTGTAAACGTCTGGTCTGCATCAACTATTGTAGTCATCCCTTCAAACAATCCATCTGGTATATAATCAAGAACGCTCCTAAGAAATGTACCAGAAATATTAGATAATTTAGTCAGACTCTTAAACAACCCAGATGGTATCCGCAGCGGCCCCCCAGTTATAGCAAGGAAAGTACCTGACAGGCTCGTTATAAAGTCAGCGTTATTATCGAACAGATTCGAAGGAATAGTCTGCAAATAGCTACAATACGAAAAAACGGACGAGAACCCGTCCCCCATAAGAGGGAGCCTCGGAAGTGGGTCAATCACTTCAACAATATTTTCATGACTACCATTTTTCAAATAGGCAGTATTAAAATTATCTAATGAGTAATGGGATATAACATAATCGCCGTCACTGGCGTAAGTATGAGAGGATATGTTTTTCGATACAGTACAAGTACCATCGCCCCAGTCGGTAAGAATGGGGTAGCCACTGGAATTACTACGCATGTAGTTGGCTATCGTAAGATTGGAAATACCCCCAGCCATAGTGTCAACACGTATTCTCCATGGCTCTGACCAACGCCTGCCGCCGAGAAATGTACGCTGTACTATCATTCATATGCTCCAAAAATTTCATCCAGAAACTTACGAAACTCCTGATATTCCTTCTCTTCCTCTTCATCGGGAACATCAGGAAATTGTCCTGTAAGGGTGGAAAAAGGGAAATCCTGACTATCTGGATTGTCCATGCTAGTCCTCGGATATTAGAGTATAGTTGTCAGTGAAGGGAACATTGTACGTATGGACAAACAGAGGGTTGAGACCGGGGCCAATAAGCATAGTGGAAGTGCCATCCCCCCAGTCAACAGTCATTTTGTCCGTATCTGTACTGCCACCCGGTATCATCCTCTGTATTCCACTGTAGCACAATCTAATCAACCAGATTAATTTTCTCAATTTTGCCTCGTATCTCAAGGATGTCAAGATACTTCCGCATGGTATCAGCCTGCATTCTCAGGAGACATATGGAACAGTTCGGTGTGAACGGGAGCGTGCCAGCTTCATATTTGGCTATCATAACCGACAGTCATTCGTACCGCCCATGCAGTTGTTTGTATTCATCGACCACTCTCTGCTTCCAATCTTCCATTATAGTCCTCCTATTTTACTCTCTCCCAAGCGTACACCGACCTGTAAGGCGGCATGTTGTTATGAGGCTGATTTCCGCCGGTGTTGCCAATACTATGAAGGTGATTATTTTCGAAAATCACTGAGTCATAATAATCAAAACTATTATCTGTAACACCGTTTTTAGATGGATTATGTGTTACAACATCTCCCCGAAAACAGCCGGAAGGGTTATTTACCGTTGACCACCACACACTGAATGAACCAGTTATAGTTGTAGAAGAAATATCATGTGTATGCTCTGGGGACTCCTCCACCGTCAGCGTATGCGTCTCTTCGCCGCCAGTCGTCCCCGCCGCATGCTTTGGCCCGGCGCACCACAGGAAAGTATCCTGTATGGGTTCCCATGTACCATCGAAAAGTTCGTGTGGATTCGTGGGCTTGGTGGAAGTATATATACTCCCAACGGGCCAGCTTAAGAGCTTGATTAATTTAATCACCTTGGTTGTGTATTCTACTAGGTTCATTATGAAACCCTCTTCCATACATTTACAATACGTGCGGGCGGCTGAACGGTATCACTGTTTCCATATATGGAGTTGGAACGGGAAGCACTGAATAAAAGGTCTCGCTTCGCTGATCCGTCGTCTATGACACGTACTTTCCAGCTGTAATTATAACTACTACCCCAACTAAAACAACCGAGGTCTGGATGCTGCGTTTGGTTTGATACATCAGTTTGTACAAAAGTAGCCTCACCAGTGATATTTGGTAGTCCCGCTTCTACCGTAGTACCGGCCTTATGGCTATCGTCAGAACACTGTAAGACATAACGGCCAGTCATCTTCTGCCACCCCCCCCCCGAAAAGTATATTAGGGTCATCCTCAGTTTCAGTTAAGAAATATGAGCCAATCGGACGGCATTCCAGAATTGCTTCCTTTTTCACCTGAAGTACGGCGGTTTTAACCGCTAGGTCAATGACCTCTGTCAGAGTATGGTTATCCATCGAGTGTACCTCCTGCTTCTATATATGCTGCGCTAATGACCGCATATGCGTCATCAATCTGCTTCTGAAAAGCGTTATCAGCGGTCTCTCTGGCAGAAGCCTCATCGGTGATACTTTTCTGAAGGGCAGTATCAGCGGACTCTCTGGCGTGAATCTCATTGGTGAGATTGTTCCGAAGAGTAGTATCAGCGGCATCTCTGGCAGAAGCCTCATTGGTGAGATTGTGCTGAAGAGTAGTATCAGCAGCCATTCGGGCGGAAGCCTCGTCAGTAACCTTCTTCCGAAGAGCGTTATCAGCAGCCACTCTGGCAGAAGCCTCGTCAGTAACACTCTTCTGAAGAGCAGTATCAGCGGCCTCACGAGCTTGTGCTTCCGCAGTCACATCCGACTCTCTTGCCAGCGGCACTCCTCCTGTAGCACCATTCTGTACTACAACAGTATATTTCTCTGTATCAACGGTAATCTCCCCAACAGGCCCAGCATAATCGCTATGCTGCTGCGTTGTGCCGCGGTACAGTTGTATAGGCTTGATAGTATTACGCATAGTCTGTTACCCATTCACAATCTCAATAGTTTTTACCTGACTCAGCATAGCAGAAATCGTAGCATTTTTGTAATGAGTCTCCATACTGGAACCAGAGGGAACCACAATGAAAGCCTTGTTTTTACCAGACAGTGTTTTCACAGGAGACCCAGCCAGATGAATAGCAATGCCGGGGGGTACAGCCTGCATATTTTCCCCCTGAAGCGGGTGATTCGCATTCTGCTCGAACATAGCGGGTCCGGTACTGAGCCAGATGACATCGAACGTGCCACGTCCCGGCGTGGTCTCTCCGGTCAGATTAAGCCCGCTCACATTGTCAGCATAGTTGATATTCGGACTGTTGGCGAACCGCAGAACAGGATATGCCATTGCCTTGTAAAGCCACTTGTCTTCCCTGCCAATCTCATCCGGAAGTACAAATGTGCAAGAAGGAACCATTGCGAATAAGAAAAGTCCCGTTATATCAATGAGATTCACGCAGTCATCGAACAGATTGTACCAATTATACTTAACAGGCTGCCCATCATATGGTTTCTGGAATGCGTAAAACTCCCCAATAGCGGCAGAATAAAAACAGGAGTTGATATTCTTCAGTTTGGAACACCCATCAAAAAGTCCCAGAATATTGGGTACAGAAGAAAAAGCAAACGTCCCCATAAGCGACTCTGCGGAAGTGTTCCGGAAAAGACCCTCCATAAGGCCATCGCTAGAAGGTGCCGCATCCGGGAACCATACAGGGCTCTGGCTAGCACTAAAACCACTAAAACAACAGTCAAACCTTGTGGCATTAACACAATCTGCAAAAAAGTCCGTGCTTATCACGCCGCCTTTCACACCACAAAAAGTATATCTGAACTCTTTGGCCGCACTGCACCCAGAGAAAAGAAGCAGGTCATTCGTAAGGCTGAGAGAACTGCAAGCATGAAAAGTTGAGTTAAATGTCTCAGCGTCAGTATTGTTACTAAACAAATCTGAAGGTATGGAAGTCAACGCCGAACTTCCATAGAACAGATTGTCCATACGCTTACCGGTAGCATCAGAATTACTGTACGTGACATATGCACCCCTGATAGCCGGCATAGCATTATATATCGTAGTCAGATTAGTAGTATGTCCATAGGTAGGACTGACGCTCTGACCTACTTCCGTACGGGACCACGTAGCAGGGAGAGCGTAAATCTTCACCCTGTACGAACCCGCGGAAGCATATGTATGAACGAACTCAGGATTCAAATCATGCAGGTCATCGCCACTGTATGCCCCTTTGACAACAGACGTAGAGCCATCACCCCAGTCTATAATAACCTTGTCCGTATTTACGTAATGACTCGTCCATATGGGAATATATATAGATTTAGAAGAAGCATCCTTAGCTATCGTATAACCCAAGTCCCACGACTCCATCCCCGCCGTACTGGCGCCTCTTCCCAGAAGCATACGCTGAATAATCATAGACATAATCCTCATTATATTCGAAAGGGCGGAAAGTACCGCCCTTTCGAATAGCCTAACCGGCGTTAACAATAGCAAGGGTACCATACCATGTAGTACCATTCGGTGTCATAAAGGTCAGAACGTCCACACCGGAAGCAGTAAGCGTAGGTGCGGCGGCATCTGTCCATTTCACCGAAGCCGGCCACGTAATCGTAGCAGACCCGCCATTGGTAATAATGAGGTTGAACGTAGCCGCACGCCCGGAAGGAGCGTTGATGAAAGTAAACACCGTATCAGCAGAGACGGTCTTGCTGAAAACAACGCCTTTGGAAAGGTCAATCTCCGAAGTTGTCAAATCCGCTGAGGTACCATAAGGGCCCTGAAGGAACGTCTTCACGTCCTCAATGGTCTCATCATTGTGGATGTGCACGACAAGGTCATCACTGGCCTTGCTGGCGGCAAGGTCATAAGCGGCCTTGACCGCTTTAGGCGTAGCCGCCGTACCGCCAGTAGCGGCATCAAGCTCGCTGTCCACAGCGTCAGAAAGCATATTGTTGCCAGATACAACATTAGTAGCCGTGGGGTCAGCAAGGGCACTTTTCAGAGCGGCTGTATCAAGCGTCAGGTCAAGACCATCAGCGTCATCAAGAGTCGTGGAAACCTTGCCATCTACTTTAATGTAGGTGTCACCTTTGACAACATATGTCTTCTTAACCGCTCCATCAACAGCAGTCTTAACCGCTTTGGGCGTAGCCGCCGTACCGCCAGTAGCGGCGTCAAGCTCACTATCCACAGCATCTGAAAGTTTCAGATTTCCTGATACTGCGTCAGTACCAGAAGGGTCTGCAAACAGGTTTTTGAGCGCATCTGTATCCAAAGACAGGGCAAGAGCCGTACTGCCAATAGTCGTGCTCCTGCTCCCATTAGCAAGCACGTATCCATCGCCAGTAACAGGGTGGTCCTCCTTCACAAGAGGATACCCACCGGCCTTCACCCCATCATGCACAACGAGTGTGTTTTTCGTTGTATCAACAGTGCACTCACCCGCAGGCCCCATATAACCTGAATGCTGGGCTGTCGTGCCCCTGTAGAACTGAATAGGCTGTTTAGTGTTTCTGGACATTAGTAACTACCCTCCTTAATCCATCGTGCCGAAATCATAGGGGAAATAAGCCTTTCCGTCTACACCGTTGTCAAGGGCATTCCCTGCCTGCGTGGAAACATTGAACGCATCAACCGAAAGATAAATATCTCCGGAACTATCTGTCTTGATAGTATTATCCGACAGCGTGGAAACCAGCGAGGCAGTATCAACAGCCAGCGCACCATCAGAATAGGTCAGACCACCCTTATCCTTGATACGGGTGGAAACAGTCGTCCCGCTGACAGTAATGCCATTGCCGCCAGTATAATTGACACGAAGGGCGTCAACGTTAACATAGGTGTCCTTCGTGGAACCATCAGCAAGCGTAAAGGTGAATTTCAGGTAGGTTCCTTCCGCCTGACCCTCGGGGTTAATGACAAGCTGGGCGTCCTTCAGAATGGCACCTTCACCAGACGGAATAGCTACGGACGTAACAACCTGATTGTTGTGGCCAACGACAGTGAGCGTTCCTGTAGCTTCATTAAAGGAAAGCGTGAAACCAGAGGCGAGCTTGCCGGAGTCGTCAACATAGAGGATTTTGTCCGTGGGGGAAACAAGGTCAGAAGCGGAGTTCTTAGCCACATACAGACCGCCGTCAAACGCGGCCTGAAGAGCGTTGTTCGGAACCTGACTGATAAGGTCAGACGGGCAAAGAGAGAGCTTGCTATCAATATTGACCCTGAGAAGGTTGCACTTCTCTGAAGAAACAAGCCCCTCAGCAGTCACCTTAAGAGCACCGGACTTATCCTGTACGAGAAGGTTATCAGCATCGTCAGACCTGATAGCCCCCGCAGTAACAATGAGTTTGCCGGAACTGTCCTTGCTGATAAGGTTCAGACTGTCAGTAGAGCGGAGCGAATCAGCGGAAGCGTAAGCTCCACCGTCAGAACCAGCCGTAATCAGGTTCCCGCTGTCTGTGGAAACAACCCTGATAAAAGAGTTCACATAGTCGCGGAGAACGCTCTTATCAAGAGAAATCTTCCCTTTGTCAGTAACATCAAGAAGGTTGTCTCTGGAATCGTCCGTAAGGTTACTACCGCTGGTGTACAAGCCACTGTCAGAACCAAGGACAATAGCATTGTTGGCATCCTTGGAGAGAAACGCCGCGGCCAAACCAAGATGCAGAAGGTCTTCCTTCGTCAGGATTACCTTGTCGTCAACAGGAGAGATATGAAGAATGTTCTCATCCGCATTGGAGAGAACGTCATTGCCGCCGGTGTAAAAGCCCCCATCGGAACCTTTGCGCGTGTAGTTCCCCTTATCCGCTGAAACCGCAGCTTCCTTCGGGAGCGTTACAGCCAGCCTGCCATCAGAACCAATATCCAGACCATTACCAGCATCAGACGAGACAAGCAGGGGGGCAACGCCGCTGGAAGCCACATCACCGGCCGTAAGCGTGATTTTGCTCTCACTGTTCGTGTGCAGAATGTTAGTATCGCTGGTGGAGAGAATATTCCCGCCACTGATGTAATACTTACCATCACTGCCATAGGTGAGATAGTTGCCAGTCTCAGCGGAAACACCAACACGCGTTACGGCAAGTTTGCCGTCAGAACCCGTATGCAGTACATTATCTTTCTCGGAAGAGATAAATTTCGCCAGTACACTGCCGTCTACAAGGTCACTGGCAGTCAGGATAACCCGGCCGTCAGAAGAGGCATGAAGCAGGTTCGTGTCCAGATTGGACAGAACCTCACTGGAACCGATAAAGAAATTGCCGTCATTCCCGTATCTGAGATAGTTGAAACGGTCTTTGGAAACTTCAGGAATGACCGGAATGTCTACAAACAGCCCGCCGTCAGAGGCAATTTTAATGGCATTGTCACTGGCAGGGGATTTAATATCATTTACCGATACGCCAAGGCCATCATCACTGGTCTTAAGAACGTTGCCTTCTGCCTTGGAAACCGGCACAGACGCAGGGGTAAGCTGATCACCCTCCTGCGCAGGCTTATGAGTTTTCTCGTCATAGAGAAAAACAGGATTGAAATAACTCATGAACTCTCCTAACGCATAAAATATTGTGCTATAAGCGTAAGAACTGCTCCAACAACCGTACAGATAACCCCCATAACCCAGCGTCCGACATGAAGAGACGTTACTACTTCAGTACGCCACAGCTCTATATCAGAAATCCTTGATTCCAATGAACTGTAACTGCGGACACTCTGGGACAGGGCATCATCCAGCTTGCGTGTGAACACAACTATCTGCTCCTGCATTCTCCCAAGAGCGTCAGCTAAAGCCTCCCTGCTCCGCGCATCATCATCCCGCATCTGACGCAGAAAGCTCAGGGCAGCTTTCAGTTCGCCCAACTGCTCCAACACGCGACTCTCGTTACTTTCTTCCTGCATTACGGGCCTGACCAAAGTTACAGGCTAGCCAGCTGAGCGCGCTGTAAAGCGCCTTGTAAACCTTAGAAGAGTCCTCTTTGGGCGCCGGGATAACAGTAGCAATAGCGGAAAAAACACCAATCACAGCAAACAGCAAACTGACATATTTGTCAGAACTGTTGGCGTTAAGATAAGCAAGCAGTGTATCAAACATTATTCAAAATCCTTCCGTTCCAATAAAGTATATGTAAACACCGGCCCATACAGAACAGCGGAATACTCACATATCTGCATGAAATCATTAAAGTCTTTCTCAACGGCAAAGACCTGACACCCTGCGCTCCAGCGGTCTACCTGTACTGACTTTCTTCCGGCTTTGTGAATGTTGATGCCAAACATACCCGTCTCGGTTCTGCCAGCATCAATCTTATGGTCTTTGTTGCTATCACGGTAAACAGTAACAGGTTTATACTGCACAAGAGCCTTATACTGGCCCTTATGCCGTCCTATCGTAAACGCCCCCCTGTACTGACCGGGTACAAGCACAGCCGTACCATTATCGTTACAGGGATGCTCAGCGTAATAACGCCCCGGGTCTGTCGTTATACGCCAGTACCGCGTGACCCATCCGTTTACATTCCTGTATATACAACACAGCGTATCGTCAAAGGCATTCGTAATAAGCTGGTCATTGCGTATGCCTATGATGTTGAGATTGTTGCACCCCTTCTCGAAAAAGGCGTAACCCTTTTCCTTCATCACCCTTACTATATCTTCTCTGTCTGGAATAAACATAATCCCCCCGTGTAATAGCTACATATCATAAGATGTAACTGTCTGCAATTTCGCTTGACAGGCTGTAAATATTTACCCTATAGTTGCCCCAGATAACCATAGCACAGTCTTACGACCCTCCACCACCTAGAAGCCCCCGCGGAATGTTACTTCCACGGGGGCTTCACCTTATTCTCTCGTAATGTCGAAACTATACGCCAGAAGGCCGTCATCGTCTCTGCAACCGGCTTCTTTCATATTATACCCGGCGTTGCGGAAAATCTCCTGCGATACAGAAGCCTTCGCGTAATCCCCCACAGCAATAACACGGGTAATCCCTGACTCAATCAGCAGTCCGGTACAGGACGGACAGGGGAACACTGTTACAAACGCTGTACACCCTGCCACGCTCAGCCCTGTCATCGCGGCGTGCGCTATCGCGTCTGCTTCCGCATGCAGGGCATGACACAGGTCCAATCTGCCACCAGAAGCGTATTTCTCCCGCGGACAGACAGGACACGCATCCCCGGGGTAAGGATTGTGATTATACCCACAGGAAATAATCATCCCATCCGGACGGGCGATAACGCACCCTACTCGGCGTCTGCAACAGTTTGAATTAAGCGCGATATAGTTAAGAACCCTCAGCGGGTGCTTCATGTTCTCCGGAAGCGGCATATTTATAACCCCCCAGCTCTCCAAATATAGTGGTGTAGTCCTTACTGCGAAGCAGGCCGCAATACCAGTCTATGTCCCGAAGAACGTGGTCAACGCCAAACTCATGGGCAACATCAAATATCACAGCCTGCTCCTGCCAGCTCATGCGGGTGAACGTCTTATAATCCTGCAAGTCATTCCACCTCGGGGCAAGAACAGTACAGCAGTACTCCTCAACCATGATACGGGTCAGCAGAAACGCCTGTTCCGGAGTAACCGTGAAAGGCCTGTTCCTGAGCCAGCACATAGCATCCCCGCCCACATGAGCGGTGTAACGTGACAGCTTCCGCAAAAGGTCTTCAGGGACACCAAGCCTCTTAAGCTCAATGGCCCTGTACGCTCCAAGGTCAAACCCGGCCCCAATCTGTATGCCCTTCTCCGGGTCTATGGGAGTGACGTCAGCAATACTTGTCGTGCCGTAGTAAATGACCCGATTATGACTGCCATCATTCCTGTAACAGGGGATGTAGCCCCGCAGGGAATACCCGCAGAGCTTCCCCCTGCCAGCAAGATGACGGGCTATCTTATCTGTCTCGACCGCCACGCCCGTCTCCTTCAACCCCATGCCGCACCCTGTCTCTCTCCTCCGCGCGCTTGGCATCATTCCACGTGCTGAGGTCTCCGGTCAGGTAGCCCGTCACACGCCTGATACGTTCGAAATGGATGCCGTCACCAATCATGCCTGAATCTCTAGTCTCTTCCATAATAACCTCCTAAAGGATATTCTTCTTAATCTGGCGGAGCTTCTCTTCACTTACAGCCTCGCCGTCATGACGTCCGCACAAGGGGCAGGTGTCACCAATCACTCCTGTATATCCGCATACAGGGTCACGGTCTACAGGATGGTTAACAGCTCCGTAACCTATACCGGAATCGTGCATACACTTTACCACGCTCATAACAGCCTCCGGATTCTTCGCCGTATCGCCGTCAAGCTCAACGTAAGTGATATGACCACCGTTCTCAAGCTCATGGAAAGGAGCCTCAAGCTTAATCTTCCTGTATGCCGAGATGTGGAAATTCACAGGAATGTGGTGGCTGTTTGTATAGTATTCCTTATCCGTCACGCCGGGGATTACCCCGTACTCACTCCTGTCCGCCCTGAGGAACGCTCCGGCTGTACTCTCCGCGGGAGAGCCAATCAGAGAGAAGTTCAGGTTATACTTCTCACACGCCAGATCGGCCCTCAGACGCAGGTGTCTGACAATATCAAGCCCGAGCTGTTCCGCTTCATCGGTCTCTCCATGATGATGCCCCGTGAGAGCGACAAGCGCCTCAGCAAGGCCAACGAAGCCAATACCCAGCGTACCATGCCTTACGGCCTTCTCCACGGTATCGTCAGGGCCAAGGTCACGGCTGTCTTCATACAACCCCTGACCCATGAGGAAAGGAAGGTTCCTCACCCTGAGTGACGCCTGAATCTTATACCGCGACACGAGCTGTTCAATTACTGTGCCAGTAATATTATCAAGCTCGGAGAAGAACCAATCCGTTCCTTTGCCTTTGCCTTTGGTCATGAGCGCTATGCGGGGCAGATTGATACTCGTAAACGACAGGTTCCCCCGTCCGGGGGTTATGTCCTTACCAAACCTGTCAGCCATAACACGGGTGCGGCACCCCATGGTAGCCACCTCCGTCTCAATACGACCCGGACGGTAATACTGAAGATTGAAAGGAGCGTCCAGAAATTCCCAGTTCGGGAACAGCCGTTTAGCCGATACTTTAACGGACAGCTCAAACAGGTCACGGTTAGGGTCTCCATGATTATAGTTAACCCCCTCCTTAACCTTGAAGACCTGTACAGGGAAGATAGGCGTCTCACCATGGCCAAGACCCGCGTCTGTAGCATGCAGGATGCACGAGATAACCATCCTCTGCTCAAAAGTCGTACCTGTACCATAGTTGATAGAGGAGAACGGAACCTGTGCCCCTGCGCGTGAGGCCATAGTGTTGAGGTTATGAATCAGCGCCTCCATAGCCTGATAGGTCTCACGCCATGTCATTTCAACCGCTTTGTTGAAGTCATTGTTATACTCTGTGTAGTACCTGTCGAACGTCATCTTCACATAAGGCGCCAGCGCGTACTCAAAGTCCGGTATACTCTGCCCGCCGAACATGTCATTCTGGTTGGACTGAAGCACAATACACGCCAGCGCCGCGGCTGTACGAATCCCTTTCGGCTGACGCACCGAGCCGTGCCCCGTAGAGAAGCCCCTCTTCAGAATATCAGAGAGAGGAATCTGAAGGCAGTTAATGGACGTCCCATAGAAATCAAGGTCATGGATGTGGATAATCCCTTTCCTGTGGAGTTCCGTGGTCTCGTGGGGGATAATATCCGGATTACTGAGGTAGTAATATTTGGATGCCTCAGAGCCGATACGAAGCATGCGGCCCATAGGCGTTCCGCCCCTGACATTGGCGTTCTCTCTCATAATGTCCATACAGGACGGGTCAGAGGAAAGAATGCGTCCGAAGTGCCTGTATATCTTTTCCTTGCGTTCCCGTACTACTGACCTCTCATTCCTGTACTTCTCGTACACAGCCCTAAGTTCAGGGTCACGTTCCTTCAAATAGTCCAGTATACAGGTCTGAATGTCCTCAACAGACAGCGTTTCCTGTCCTTCCGCGTACCTGCCAACCCTGTTGCAGACCTCAGTAGCGTACTCCGCGGAGTGGTCATCCACGCGGTTCATCGCCCGCTCGGCGGAGTAAACAGCGCCAATTATCTTCTCGGGCCTGAAATTATCAAGCCTGCCATCACGCTTAATAACCCGAAATTTGAAATTCATATAATCTCCAGAATACATATATACCACAGACCGCAAATCAGGGCCATTGCCAGCCAGAGTATTATTTTGCCAGCCATACCAGTACCGAGAACAATAGCACTAAAACCGTTGTGAATAAAAATATAATAGTGACAACGCATGCCAGAACAAAATCGTCAGACGGCAGCTGCGCTATCTTATGCATGAGTATGCTCTTAAATGTTTCCATAGCTACAGTCCTTTCTTCCGGATAATGGAAAGAAGATGAACGTTGCAGTGACGGCACATCTTCCGGCACAGCGTCTCCCAGCCGTGCTCAGCCTCTGTATCATCACCATCAACACTTTCAGGGCCAGACATACCACAGGCGGGGCAGGCGACAGTCCGCCCGCCCCCGTCAGTATCAGCCAGGTAAACTCCGGGGCACCCGCAGTACGGACAGGAGTGCACGACTAGCCCCAGCCGCTAAAGGCACATATGAGAATAAAGCGGGTGTAAAAGAAGCAGAGCCCAAAGAACCCAAGCTGTCCCAGAGTAAATAAGAGAATATCAAGCATGTCAGACACGCGCATGGTTCCTGACCCCTGTACTTAAAAAGTCACTCCCCTTTCTTCTTCCAGTCCATGCGGCAGAATCGCCACACGACGCAGAGCAGGTCGAGCGCCTCATCCATGACGCGTTCCTCCCCCTGATTTTTATTCAGCGCCTGACAGAGCTCTCCGTACTCCTCACCAATGACTCCTACGCCCTGATACATCCCGTCGGCGAACTCAGGGTGTTTTTCCTTTGCCTTGGCAATGCGGCTTATGAGAGCAAAAAGAACTCTCCCGTCATCGGTCAGACTTTCCTGCTTATCCTCGTCAGTAATATTGATTATTATACGGCTATCCATCTTAACCCTCCTCTCCTGTATCATCCAACATAGAGCACTCGGCACCGCAGGCGGCGTATCCCGCCATATCAACCCATGAATCCTCTTTTACCTTACCGTTCCTGACCCTTGCCACTTTCAGCAGAATCATCATAGCGGCAACATCAGCAGAGCTCAGATTCACTGCGGTATAGTCTGTCCAGAGTCTCGCAATCAGGGCGAAACAATCCTCTGGTTCCCCGTACTGGCTGTTGCGGTCTTTCGTAACAATTTCCTCTGCTGTATGAAGGCATTCGGATCTGATCATTATAAATCTCCTAATGGCTAAAAAGAGAAACTGTGTAAGGTTCTGTATCTATGTCAGAGCAGGAATCTGTAGAGTACCCACGGATACGGGCCCAGCATTTCGGACACCGGTAGTCGTTGGTTGGCTTTCCGCAGTCATGACATTTGCGGCTGTAAACGGAACTGCCATTGTGGCGGAACCGCTTCCTGCCTTCCTGTCCTTCCCACTCTTCATCATAATAATACCTGTAGTAGCTACTTCTCGACTTCATGACGAACCCTCAGGGTGCTATTTATCGTACTCAAGACGGATACCCGGAGAGGCTTTGAACACAAGAATCCCACGCTCCGGAATCCTGTACTTGGCACCGGTACGGGGGTTGCGGCCCATACGGGACGCCCTGCGCTTCAGGCGGAACGTTCCAAAGCCGCGGATAAGAACCACGTAACCTCCAAGGCAGAAGTTGTAAATACGCCTGAACAGGTCAGGGTCATCAGTAATCTTAGATATGGCAATACGTTTCTGCATCCTGTACTCCTCCATTTGGAAATGTTGTTGAAACTGTGCAGCATAATAAAAAATTAGTCAAGACTTTTCTGGGTAAATACGGGGGGCCTGTCCAATATGGGTGGGGGGACCGAGCTGTGTCCGCACATATATAAGGTCTACTCTAGCGAGCGAAGCGAGCCGGCCGTCCAAAGGCCCCGCCCTATATAAGGCTATCTTGATATGCTTATATATGGCTATGCAGATATGTGAATATGCAGATATGTGGATATGCAGATATGTGAATATGTAGTTATGTGGATATGCAGATATGTGA